AGCAATTCAGGTAAGCAGGGCTACCTTGCTATTACTAATGGAATTGTTTGGGGAATTGGAGACATTAAGACAGTAGGTGAGCTTCAAAATGCTAAGCATGTGCACCTCAACCTACCAGACGGAGACTTTGACCGTTTCATTAACGCACAGAAGTCTGATGATGTGACGCAAGAGGCTATCGCAAAAGCTATCGAAGACGCTAACAAGAGCCTTACCGAAGTTATTGCAGGTGAGCCTAAGGAACAAGCCTAAGGGTTTAGGAGGGGGAAATATCTATATGTTTCCTCTTCTTTTTAGTAGGAGGAGTTATGCCCAATAAAAATCTACCCTGTGTATTTCCAGACCCTATGTGTACTCCTAAAGAAGATGGCACTAAGTGGACTGAGCAGGAATTGGCTAAGAGTGAGCAATTACTTGAAGCATATAAGGTAGACCTGTGTAAATGGATTGGTGAGAAGTGTAACTACAACGGAGGTATTACTCCTGAGGAAAAGGCTGAGTATGAACGTAAGCTACTTGCTTATAACAATGCCTTGGCACGTTACAAAGAGCTCATTGAGAAATATGAAACCTACCTAATTAACAAATCTGAATATGATAAAAAACTAGCTTCTTATACTAAGGAGCGTAATGCTATTCAGGCTGAGATTACCCGTATTACAGCAGAAAACGCTGAGCGGACTAAGCGTAATCAGGCTAAGCAAAATAAGTACACAGCTGATAAGGCTCAGTATGACAAGGATATTGTTGTCTACCGTCAGAAGAAGCGTGAATATGATGAGGCTGTTGACCCTGAGCGTAGACGTAGGCTTGAGAATGAGGCTCTACAACAAGCGCTAGACCGTGTGCAACGAACTACACGCATGAATGTATTCACCTATGGCTCTAGTACAGCTGGAGGTGCTTACACGCATGTAAGCTCAAATGGTAACAACTTTGAAGTACAATGGCGCATGGTAAACACAGGGCGTATCGTAGGTACTGGTACTGTCCGTGGTAATGTAGAATATCGCTTTGTGCGTAGGGAAGATAGGATTGAGGCTTACATTGTAGCCTACACTATCCAGTCTGTGCAATATCAGATGAACCCTAACGACACTTGGGCTTCTGCTGGAGCTGTGTTTACAATCAATAATCACCAAGGTCAGCCTATCTGGTCAAGAAGCTATGACCCTTATCAGAGCTTCTCAGATAATCCAAACAGGCGTGTGGTTATGGAGCGACAAACACCTATCTACCAAACAGGACAGCCTGATGGTCAGGTGGTTATCTTCTCTACTTATGACTCATGGATTGCTGAGCCTACCTCAGGTAGCTTAAATGTGAACTTTACCATGGACCGTCTTGATGTCCAAGTACCACATATCCCAATCCCACCTAAGCCAGAAGAGCCTAAAGAGCCTCCTAGACCCGTGCTAGAGCCTCAGCTCCCTGTGCCTAGTTTACCTAATAATCCTCCACAAGAGCCTCCTAGGGTTGACAAGCCTGATAAGCCGGGAGAACCTCCTGTGCCTCCTACACCTAGACCTCTTAGACCAAGACCTAAGCGTCCTTGTAAGAAGTGTAATGAGTGTGAGGAATGTGAGAATATTGGTAGAGGACCTGATGTCTGTGAAGACCTTAAGGCTATTGCACAGGAGCGTTTCCAACGTGCTGGGGTACATGAGCTTAGGAATAAGTACGTAGTGAACCTACCTAATGTTATTAGACGCTCAGCCTATGGGCTCTGGTGTGTTACTAAGAACATTATCAATCAGCTCTGTCATGTAGGAGAAGAGTTTCAGTGCTTACGTGAGCAAACAGACCATCTACGTAAGGAGCAAATGTGTATCCAGAACGCACAGCAGGCTTCCTGTGAGCGTTTAGCTAAGATAGCTAAGAATAACTATGACATAGGTAATAACGTACGAAATAGGCTCATTCAGAAGCTTAGAGACGACGCACAGAAGAAGTCCATTGATATTGCCAACCAGACCGTCCGAATGAACATGTTCCCTAGAGGCTCACAAGCAGGCTCAGGTACTTACACACGGGTGTCAACCTCAGGTACTAACTTTACCATTGAGTGGAACATGGTAGGCGGAGCTGTAATTGGTAATGGTAGCATTAATGGTACTGTAGAGCGTGAGTTCAGGCTTAATACAACCACAGGGTATGTAGAGGCTTTCCTAAAGGCTGTTACTATCACCTCTGTGAGATACGAGCCCACAGGTGCTATGACAGGGGCTTCTACAGCTACCATGGCTGTGTTTGACGGGGCAGGCAATCAGGTTTACTATAAAGCCTATGACCCATTCCGTTCGTTTAATGAAAGCCCTAACCGTAGAATTGAGTACAATAGAACAGTACCACTACAGACCACAGGCTCTACTGGAGGCTCTGTGCACGTACTTTCTACTCGTGATACTTGGCTTTATGACCCTACCTATGGACAGCTAGAGGTGAACTTCACAAGGGATAACCTAATCCCTATTGATATTCCTCCTGTGCCCGAAATTCCTAAGGTAGAGATTGATTGTGGAAGCTGTGAGGTGAAAGAATTTGACTGTTAAGGAATGTAGTTCCTGTGGAGATAAGTGTGGACACTTCATATGTCAGGCAAGAAAGTATGCCTTGTGTGATTGCCCTACTATCACTCCGGGAAGAGACGCATGTAACGCTTTACATGACCTAAATGATAATAAGATTAAGCTAATGGCACAGCGGAATGAGGACCTTTTAGCCTGTGATATTCCTAAGTTCTTAGGTAGGCTATTCAGGGGTATTTCCTGTGTCTATAAGAATATGATATTGCAACTATGCTGGATTATTAAGAATATTTGCTGTATCTACTCACGTACTAAAGTTATTGATGAAAATAACAAATGTATCAACCAGAAGCAAGAGAAAATGGTTCAGGGAATGAAAGACCTGCAAGCTCAGATGAATAAAATCTTGGAGCTTTATAATCAGTATGCCACAACTAAGATTGTGGTAGCTGACAGCTCTTTTGAGGGACTTGTAGCCACTCTTGAAGCACTACCAGAGGAGGAGCTTTAATGGCAGACTGCGTAACTTGTATGAAATGCAGGTTTAAGGAATGTCAGTGTGATAATGGTTGCAAACCTAAATGTATAGATATAGGCAAGACCTGTGATGATACCTGTCAAAAGGTTAAGGACTTGCATAAAGACCTACTAGAGCCTATAGCTCCTATGTTTGAAACAGGTATGCCCTGTGACATGAGGGAGCTTAGCTCTAAGGGCTTTAGTAATGTATTTATGTTTGTCAACAACTTTATCAATGTCCTGTGCCACACACTAGGGCTGACTGATATTTTAAATGACCGTATTAAGGCAAACAAAAAGAACCTTGAAGAGCTTAATAAAGCTAACGAGGCTCTGTGTGGTAGGATAAATGAGCTGACAAGAAATGCCAATAAGTTGGTAACAGCCTCTAATTCTACTGTGTCTGACGCTATTGCATATAACAATAAGCTGAAACGTGAGTACAATGAGCAAGCTTCCTTTGTGAATGAATATAACAAGGGTGCACTCGTTAAGTACCAACAAGACCAGCAAGAATACACAAGCCGTATCTCTATCTTACAGGCTAACTTGACCAAGGAAGGCTACCCTCAGGCAGTGGCTAGTCAGTACCTTCAAATGTCTCCTAACGCTGTTATGGCTAAGACAATTAGAGGACGTAAACTAAGCTCTGATACTAAAGAGCCTGCAAGTGTCAATCCTATCCCTGATGTGACTACCTTTACCTCAAATGAATTGGTATATACCTATTTAAAAGAGCGTGAGGAAATGACGGTAGATTTTGCAAATGCAACTACAACCATGTCAGGGAAAGAGATTTCGTCTATTAAGATGAGGATTACTCTTGTGTCAACTGAGCACCCTAAGAAGGGTGTGATTATTGGAGTACCTACAAATACGTATAAGCAAATTACTATCCACACAGAGGGTAGCAATGAGCAGTATAGCTCTGAGCTTATTGTAGAGGTACGTTTCTTTACTGCTGACGGTAAGGAGGTTAAGCCTACCTATAAGGAAACAGCTATCCTGAACCTACAACCGTTTGGTGCTGAGTCAGGTCAGGGTACTTACTTCTCAGTTGATACTGGTTACACTGTGCCTATCAATGGCTCTTATGTAACAGCACAGAACGGTAGACTAAGCAACTACACTAGAAATCCTCTCGGAGAAGGTCCTCAGTCTATTGTATGGGGAGTATTCACTGACACTATTGCATTTAACGTAGGAAGCTACAAGAAGAATGTATCAGGATTTAACCTGAATACAGCTCCTGTGATAAGTTCAATGCCAGTAGTACCTTATCAGGCTAAGCTGAAAGAACTTCCTCCTACACCTAACTACATTAACATTCATGAGAGCACAGGCTTCCTGAATGAGCTTAACTGTGGTAGATGTACCCTAGCTCCTCTTAAGGAGTGTAAGACAGCCTGCTCTGTGTGTCCTCCTGTAGGTAAAGAGGCTATGATTGCTAAGGCTAAGGGACTTGACTATATCACAGTAACAACCTTTATTGACACTGCTACTAATAAGCCTATTGCACCAGCTGTTCATGAAAAGAGCACTTTCTGTGCTCCTACACCAGATACAATATGGTATAATAGTAAGGGGTACACCCTGATACCTAATAAGCAGACCACCTCTGAGTTCACAGAGGGTACAGATAGCCTGCTTGGTAAGGGTATGATTAGAACCTGTGTGAACTACTACAGCACAGGAGGAAAGGAAACAAACTAATGACTTGTAACAAATGCTATGAGTGTGAATGTAATGACGGAAAAGACTATTGCCAAGATTGCCTTCCTGATGAAGGTACTTGGCTTATTGTCAAGTCTGAGAAGCCTGACCCGTTCTATGCTGACCGCAACCATGCTTACATGGATAGTGCTGAGAATGTATGGATTTTAAACCGTGCTAGAGACGCTATGATTAAACTAAATGGTTCAGGCTCAGGTGGAAATGGTAAGGTCTATAAAGCTGGTCAGGGTATCACTATCTCACCAGATGGGACTATCTCAGCTGTAGTCACACAGGATAGAGACACTATCACCACTGTGAATCCCGGAAATGGTATTCTGGTAGCTAAGACTAATAATGACTACACTGTGTCACTAGACAGCACAAAAGTACCTACCAATGAGCGACTAGAGAATGTAGAGCGTCAGATTGGCGAGCTTAAAGCGCCTAAGGGTGTAGCCTCTGTGTCAGTTATTGGTAAAGAAGGAATTGTTAGTACACAGACAGCTACTAAGGATTGGGAAGTTAAACTTGACCCTGCTGTAAAGGCTAACATTGATAAAATTCCTGCTTTAGAAACCAAGGCTGTTGAAGTCCCTCTTGTGAACTATATTAACAAGTATCATGGTAACGGCTGGGTAGGTAAGCGTGCTGAAGGTTCAGGCTATTATTCAGCTCCACTATACTATCTCACAGACAAGAAGTCCCTAGGAGAGCTAGGCTTCTCTGTAGGCGATAAGCTTTACATTAAGGCTAAGTTTGATGTGAATACCTCATCAACTATCCCTGCTACTGCTCAGCTTGCTTTAGAAGCCTATGACATGGCTAATCCGACTAACTGGTATGTAGGCTGGCTTGCAGGTAAACAGTCTATACAGGCTAAAGGTAACGAGATTACTTATACATGGACGCTTGCTGAGAAAGACCTGAAAGTAAATGCTCTGAATGTACGTATTGATGGTATTAACCTAAAGAACTTCCCTGTGAGATTTACTTATCTGACACTGACTACCAAGCCTGTGACTGACAGTATCCCAGAGCCTTCTGGTACACTGCTGGTAGGTGCTGATAACCTCATTAAGGGAACTAGAGACGGCTCTGCCAACACTTATGGAGCTCCTAATGGAAACTACCTAGGACTAGCTATCAGTGAGAAAAACAGAGGCACAGGAGCTGGTACAGCCGATACATTTAACGCTCAGCTAGGCTATCCTCTCAATCCGGGAACATGGTACACAGTGAGCTTCTTTGCTAAGGCAACTAGTGAGATTACTTTTGGTAACCATCTGTACTCACCTGCAAAAGTATGTATTATGTATAGCTCCACAGGAGGAATGAGTACTAACATTGATGGTGATGTCACTGTGAAGGTAAATGCCAACTGGGCTCTTTACACTATCAGTTTCCAAGTATATGATACAGCTCCATTTACTCCTAAGGTACTCCTAGGACGTATGAATGGTAGCGTACCAAGTAATACTGTGCTACAGATTGCTGGTGTGTGCTTCTATGAGGGTACAGGACCTCGTTCTTGGGGAGCAAGCTCTCTTGATGTACCGAGCAATACTGATGTCACAGAAGGTATTAATAGGCTAAATACTACTGTGCAAGGACTAAGCACCAAGGTTACTGCCCTAGAGGGTAGAGCTGACAATGATACCAAGTATTATGCAGGAAATGGGTTAAGCCTCAATGGAACTACCTTCTCTTTGAATACTAATGACCTAGTTACATTTGGTGACATTGCTACTAAAGCAGACCGCTCAGAGCTCAGGTCATTACAGACTAAGTATAATAGCTTAGAGACAGCTGTGAAGAAGCTCTTGCAAGACCTTAAGGACTCTGGTGCTTGGGAGGGTGCTGGTACAGACATTCTTGCTGGTAGCCTTAAAGCTGACCGCCATATTGCTACAGGTAACATCAACGTATTTGGTGGAACACCTAATGGAAATAGAGCTATCCGCACATCTAACACACTCAACGCTGGTGACCTTGCAGGAGGAGTAGAGTAATGCCAACATTCAACACAAAGGAAGAAGCCCTGACATGGGCTAAGGCTAACACAAAGTTTAAGTTAGAGAGTACAAACACCTCTGAATTTAAAGTCCGTACAGGCTGGGATAATGCTTCCGCTGTGTGGGAAGAGAGTGTTAGTGGATTTGTAGTAGGTAAAGGTGAAGTTCAGTTCCAAGTCATTCCGACCTTTGGGTTCAAGGGAGACAAAATCATTATTAACAACCTACAGATTTATGTAGGTACTGCTAAGTATGAAGTCCAGCCCGTGAACCCTACTGGTGCTGACGCTAGAATGAAGTTTACTGCCCTTGACCAACTTGTGGTAGAGAAACAGTTCCCTATCACAAAAGGATTTAATGAGGCTGTCAATAGACCGTTCAATAAGACTGTGGAGCTTAACCTATACACCACTAACTCATCTGCTAATGTGGCTAAGCTAGAACACAGCTGGTTTTCAGGGAACAAGACCTCTGAAATATTCTTAAATTGGTCTATACCATCTGAGATTATTATTTCACCAGCTGTACTGATTAAGCCTTGGGCTATCAGACAGACGGCAGGAGGTCAGTTCACCTCATTCACTACACTCAATAAGGATATGAAGGTCTATGGCAATGGGACATGGAAAGTGCCTCCTAACTCAACTATAGAACAAAGCAAGGCTAAGACAGAAGGATTTGGAGCTAACCGTATCTACCTAGATAACAAATGGATAGCTCAAGGAAAGGTAGGAAGATAATGGCTTCATACAAAGAAGAATACAAAGATAAATGCTGGTATGAGGATTGCGCCTGTGAGGACATCTATCCAGCAGACTGTGACGCTCTACGGAAAGAGAATAATGAGGGTATCGGAAGATATGCCTGTGCAGCCCAAAATCAGGACTGCTATGATAAAAACTTTTTTAAACGGGCTTTTCAAAAGATTGCTTGTCAGTTTGAGCATGTCATTCAGAACATCTGTGCTATTTGGGACTTACTCCAATGTATCACAGAGTACCTGAAAGCTCAGGGTAATCAGGGCTATGAAACTAAGTATTACCGACACACAGGGGTAGAGGGTCAGAACTTCTACAAACCTATCATGACACGGTATGCTATCAACCTTTATAAGGACTCAGAATATGGCTGGGACACACAGGGAGGTATTGATGATGGTAAGCGTGGTACGTTTGACCAAGACATGCACTGCTATATCCGCTGGTGTGCTGACGGTAATGAGCTAAACCCTGCTGTGGATAATACTATGACCTTTGTAGTCCGCACAAGCGGTGAAGGTTGGCCCGGTGATGAGTCTGATATGGTTAAGCAACGTGGTATCCACTGGCAAATGACAGGGCTCACTGATGGAGCTATGCCTTGTTCAGACACCATTGTGTTACCTAAGGGACAAAATATCGTGATAGAGGTTATTCAAAACAATACCTCATCAGGTACATTCCGTGTGCATAATATCAAGGTTGAGTATCACCCTATTGCAGGCACAGGGCTTCCAGACTGCTTGAAGACACCGGAAGTGCCTAAGAAGGACTGTAACTGCTAAAAATAAAAAGACCTTAATTGGTCTTTTTTTGTTGTCTTTTTCTCTGGCGCTCTTCCCGTGCACGGTCCTTGGCACGTTCATACTCCTTAAGAGCCTTCATGAGCCTTTGCTTAGCTTCCTTCACAGTAGGCTTAGCTCTTCGCTTACCATGTCTAGTAGTAAGGGTATTTCTAGCAAGCCCCACAGCCTTAGAGAGCTTCTTTGTCTCCTGTAAATCAGCAATAATGCGGTAGTACATATCCTGCTCTTTACGAAGGACCTTCTTACGCTTTAGGTTAAACTCATTGCGAAGCTTGCTCTTAGTAGACTTCACAGCGGCGAGTATCTTGACCTCACGCTCAAGGGCAACATAGCGTTTGATAGCCTCATCAAGGGAAATCTCATTACCCTCTGTGTCATATAGAGTACCATCTTCTGCAATTACTCTGTCAGGAATATTTCGATTTAACTCGAATATTTCTTTGTCATAGGCTTCATCAAATATCTTTGTTGACATAGAACCATACCTCTTCCCCATTTATTTTACTAAGCACAGTGATGTCACCTGTCTTAACAGTTGAGTAAGGATAGCCTCCTGCCCATTCACGAAGCCGTTCGTTTCTAGCTTGGATAGACTCTACTGTCTCTTCAAGATAACAGTCTCCCATTTCATCTATATGTTTTATCGTATAGGAGGTTAATGTTCTCATTTTTTATCCTCTCAGGAATTATAAAATCCTCTTTCTTCATAGTAAGTTTCTTGTAGTCACCAATCACAGGAGGATACACCCTCCTATTTTGGTAACTCCACCATCTAAAGTCAATATTAGATATATAGGTTGTCAATTCACTCCTGTGTTCTAGTCTTCCATACACATCATATACCTTGAATAATTGTTCCTTCCTGTTAGGACTTAACCTCATGGATACCTTACACTCAGGCATTAAGTATAGCATGTTAGCAAGCTCTATGTGCCTACCAGAGTACCCTGTGATAGGTTTTATGGCTTTGATTAAGCTGTAGTAGCCTACTCTCTTATCCACAGCTAGGTAGGGTATGGTTGACATGAACGCTCCAATGGAATACTCAAAGTAGCTCTCCCTACTCCCATTCCTGAGGTTCTGTGCCAGTGTGTAAGCCTCCTCCATAGTGTAGAAACCTCCCGGGAGACTGTACTCCATTATCGTATCATAGTCCTTGACATATATGTTTATAAACACAGTGAGTAGCTTGTCAAATGTATCAGCATTTTTATACACCTCCAATAGGTGTAATATCCGCTGGACATTTTCCTTTAGATAAAAGAGAGGTGGGAACTCTCTGGGATTAAGCGTAACCTTACTATCAGTAAGACTAAGTGCTCCCTCAAATGAGTCCTTACCTCTCTCTAACCATGAATTGACTTCCTCAATGAATATATCATTGTGGGAATTAGTCATCCCACTCATCGTCTTCGTCATCATCATCTGCGTAATCGTCTTCATCATCTTCAACGTCACCAGCAGGTTCAATCGCTACCACGTCCCATTGAGGCTTGTCATTGTAAGGCTCACCTTCTTCAAGGGTAATGTTCACATAGCGGTCAATAAAGTCCTCTGTGTCCATATCGCCTTTAGGGTCAAGTCCTACAGCCTCTGCAAGGTCATACAAGTCTGAGCGACCAAATGCTGTATCAAACATACGGAAGCCATAAGTCTTAGTATCAGTACCAAAGTCTCCACGGAATGTTACCTTGTAGTATGGCTTCTTGCCTTGACCTGATGGCTCTACCCATTCAAAGGCTTGGATAACTACTGTAAATGTACCCTCTGTGTAAGTAAATGAAAGTCCTTCGTTCTTTTCTGCTGTAAATTTAATTTTTGACATGATTATATCTCCTATTCTTCTGTTTTCTTAGCTTTCTTTGTGCGTTTTGGTTTTTCTTCTTTCACAGGGGCTTCTTCCTCTTTAGCCTTAGTAGGCTTCTTAGCAGTCTCTCCTGTGATAAGTTTTGTTAGCTTAGCCCATGTAGGGTTCTTAATCTTATTAGGAATTTCAATTCCCGGCTTACGTGTGACCTTAGTGGTCAGGATAGGGTTACCTGCTACTTGAGCAATGTAGACTTCCTCAATGGACTTCTTACCATTTTCAAAGGTCTTCTTGTTTTCCTTCTGTGTATGAGCTACAATCCGTGCAGAAGCCTGCAAGTATGAGCGTACAGCTGGAGATACATTAGGACAGATTACCCGTGGTACATCTTCCCCTTCGTCTTCCTCAACGTTAATACTCATTTCCTGTGCTAGGACAAGAACGTTTTTACCGTCATAGCTAAAACCGACCAGCTGGTCAACAAGCCCTTTAAGCAGTGGAGAGGCTTCTCCATAGTGCTGGATTTGCATTTTATCCACTTTGTACTTTTCCATGATATGCTTGTAACACAACTCTTGGACGTTTGTAAAGTGGTCAACAGCAATGCTTTCGTAGTCACCTGTCTTAGCGATTGCAAACGCTTCTAGGACATCTTCCCAGTTGTAGCACTCAGCTACATCAACGCTATCAGTAGGGCTCACAGAAGCCAATCCACGGTCAGTATCAATGATAAGAGTCTTACCGGGAAGAGAGTTAATCACACTTGTTTTGCCTGACCCTGACTTTCCGAAAAGTACGGTCATTTGGTGTAGGCGCACCTTAGACAATGATTTAAGTTTCATTGCAATATCTCCTTTTTGTTTAGTTCTAATATAGTGTATCACAGGGATTGGAGTAAGTCAATACCTTTTTGCTAAATTTTTACAAAAAATTCATCATTTTTTACATAAAATTGTAAAATGGTACTTGAACCATATTCTCTTAGGTTACTTCTTCCCCAATCATAGTTAATGTGTCCTGTGTTATTAATGATAAATTCAGGCGTGTATCCGTCTTTCTTATAGACATATACCTTATTACGCCCTTTGTTATACCTGTAGAAAGCCCTGAGGGTGAGCCTGCTTCCTTGAGCCATTTCTGGGTCACGGAACTTCACCCATGGCAACTTCTTATTTACCCGTCGAGCCATATCCACCTCTATTCTCATTACCTAAATGTTTTACTGGTAAGAAAATGAGGTCAGGCTGATTTCTAAAGATACGGAACTGACACACACGCTGACCTGCTTCAAGCTTTCCGTTCCGTGTGGCATAGAACATAGCTCCCCAAGTATCATCATCACCGTTGTAGTCATTGTCAATGATACCCACAGAGTTAGTCAATAACAGCCCTGTGTTCTTAAAAGTACTTGAGCGTGGATATACATGGGCTTCAAAGCCTACAGGGAGCTCCATTGCTACCCCAAAATCAACCTTGACAGTATCTCCTGCCTTGTACTCAATATCCTGAGGTACATACATATCTACACAGTCTCCATTGACTGCCTGTGTCCCAAAGGAGTATTTTGTGTCCTTATATCGCACACGAATTAGAGACTCCTTAGGATAGCCACTGTACTTACCGATGTCACAGAAGAACATCAACAGCATTATGAGGAACATTACTCCGATAATGATGTATTCCATTACTGACCTCCGTTGTTATCCACGTACTTAGCCTTCAAGGAAGCAATCAGCTCATCTAGGCTTTTGTTCACCTTGTTATTAGCCTCAAGGGCTTCATCAAGCTTCTTGCCGTAGTTTTCAGTAGCTTTTGTAATCTTAGTCACACGGGCTTCTGTGTCTTTCTTTAGTTCAGTGAACTTAGCCTCAATGCTCTGTGTGTACAGGAGTGAAAATCCAAGGGCAATTACCAAAGCAATGTTAATAATAGTGTTAATGTTTTTCTTAATGAATGTCATACTCATCTCCAATCAATTTATTAATAAGGGTAATCATGTTATCAATACCCAATAGGTAACTTTCTGCCTCAGTTGTGAGCACAGAATTAGCAATAATCAAATACTGAGGATAGGTCATAGCCTTATACTCCTCAAACTCAGGGAATTTTGCACAAGACACAGAGTAATATACTCTATCAGCCTCTTCCCTAGCTTTGTGCAGGAACACAAGAGCTTTCTCAAGGTCATGTTTCCCATTCTTGTCTTTATAGCGCCATACATATTTCACAGCTGAGGCAATAAGGGGGTTTAGTCCATAATGTAGCCAGAAGTCCCAGCACTCCATTTTATTGCCTTCCTGTGTATAACGCTGAGGATTTCTAATTTCCTCCATCTTTAGCCTCCTGAACCACTGAACGAAGCTCTAGGTCTTCTTCCTGCTGGTCTTTTCTTCCTTCAAAGTAAGCCTTCTGTGCCAAATCAACACTAGCGTCTTTTGTGATATAGCTCTGTTCAACCTCTTCAATAGGCATTGTGTGTTCTTGAATATGGTATGAGTAAGCTAGTGCCCCGATTATAAAGCCTAGGGCTACGGCAAACAAGTATTTCCACATATTATTCCTCCTGACATCTATTTTAGCGTTTACAGGGATTGTTATATTAATGCCCATAAAATTCCGATTATCAACACGATTATGGCTATACAGAACGTAATTGCTAGGATTATTAAAATAGCTAATAATACCCTTTCAAAGAAGTATTCCATGTAAACCTCCTTTAACTACTCTGACCAAATACTTACTACAAGATATACGATATCTATTACACAGAAACAGCCCGCAAGTATTTGTAATACAAAACTTAATGTTGCACACATATCAGTCCCTCAATAAAATTCCAATAACTCCTAGTGAAAATACAGTAAGACCTAATCCTACAAAGAGTAGCTGTAGCGGTGTCTTCACATAAATAAGTAGAAGTAGCACTCCTGAGCCTACTATAAGTGTACAAGCTAAGATTAACAATACTCCCATGATACCTGTAAGAAGTTCTCTCCACATATCACTCTTCCTCCAAGAAGTTCTCAACTACAAAGGTATCAAAGCCCTCTGTGACAATTCCTTGCCATACCTTGAATAGTTCATCATAGATGTCAGGCATGTAGTCCCCATACTTATACATTTTGAACTCAGGATTTTGCTCAATCATTCGTACCAGCATACAAAACTGTTCAAAGAACTCATCACACAGAGCCTCACGGTAAGGCATATCAATAGCAAGGTACTTGTAGGCTCTACCTACCAGCTTCTCCTTAGGATTGATACACTCAAACACAAAGTTTCGTACATTGTAGCCTAGCTTAGTCATTACATACATATACATGTTAGCCTGTAATGATAATACCATTTTATCCTGAGCTGGCTTAGTGCTGTATGTCTTATAATCAACCAAGGTCACAGAGCCGTCTTCATTAGTCCGAACTGCGTCTACATAGCCAATAAACCCTACCTCTGTGCCAAGACCGACTTCCTCTGAAATATCAAGAGTAATCTCTTTTTCAACCTCAGTAGTCTTGAATAGCCCTTCAAATCCGAAGTGTTCAAAGTAGCGCTCAGAGGCTCTAATTCCTCCATCAATACTTTCCTGTGCAAAGTCTACAACAGAGGCTTGCTTTAGTGCTTCCTTGCTATCTGTGCCTGTAGCTACAAGCTCCATGACACGGTGCATGACTGTTCCTCTATCCATATACACAGTGTTGATTTTGCCTTCTTTCGGCTTATATTTTGCAATATACTTACACCAGTGCTTCCATGGATTTTCTAGGTAAGTGTTTACCCGTGAAATACTATATCTGTTCATGATACTCCTTTATCATAATATACTGCGGATAGGCTATCCAATATTGAAGACCTTTTCATAGTACGTGGTTTGAACACAGACATGCTATAGGGGTCTTCCTCTGAGTTTACGAAGCCTATCTTAAACTTATCCCTGTCAATCACAAAGGAATTTCTCATAAACTCAGGCTTTTCTAACATTTCCTCAAATGAGTCAGGCATAGGGCCTTTAAATCTTACTAATTTATAATAGTCCTCTTCCATAATCTCATATAGGAACTCCTTGTGCTCATCATCAAGCTCCACTACTTTATACCCAACACCATAGCTCTCAAGAGTCTTCTTAAACTCTCTCACCTGTGCTAGTACATTTATTCGTGTATTCTTTGTTGATAAGTAGTAGGGGTTTGTTACAATCTCAACTACCAATTAACTCCTCCTGTGTTACAATCAGCATGATTACATGGTTTCTTGTAGTAACCTTTTTCACAGGGATAGTCTTGTCAAGTAACTTAAACTCCTTTGTGTGCTGTGTTGTAAAGCCATCAAAGCGGTAACAGTAAGGCACTATAGTATCATCATTCCGATAGTAGGCAATCTCACACTGAGCATAAGGACTCATTAAATCAAGAATATCTCCTATTGCCATTGCTACTTTCCTTCCTGTTCTAGCTGGTCTGTAAGACAAGCTGAGCATGGTGTCACAGGGAAGCCTAGGAACATTGCCAGCACCTTATTCATTGCTCGTGATTGCTCAATAAAGCCATACTTAGCTTTAAGGTTAGCTAGGTCTACCTGCCATACCTCAAAGGAGGTAATAACTGCTGTGAACATGTGCTTTAGAAGACACCACATATCAGGGTTACCTTCCTCATTAGCCTGCTCCTTCAATAGCTTCATTGCCTTACGTCGGTTTTCTGTGGTTTCCTTCAAGAGTAGCTCAGTCTCTCTTAGAGCCTCATCTACTTTCATAATCTCATCTTGGTCTTCTTTAGCGTTATCCGCATACCAGAATGAAAGCTTATCCTCATATTTCCTTACAAGGATATTCATGTGGTACTCAGAGGCACAGAGGTTCATGATATTTGTAATCAGGTCTTCTGTGATACCTACTGAGCTATCTTTGTTTACTGTCATTTAAGTCCAAGCTCCTTCATAAAGTTTTCTACATCTTCATCATCTTTTTCAAAGTCTTCTTCATCTGACTCGATTACATCAACATCTTTCACAGGAGCTTCTACACCGAACAGCTCTTTCTGTAGCATTTCTTTGTATTCTGAGAGCTTGCGCTCATATTCCTGTGCATTAGGTGTGACACGCTCTGAGTATTCACGTAAAGCGTCAGCGATTACCTCATTACGCTTAATCCCTAAATACCCTGAGATAGTCAGTAAGTTATCTGAAAGCTCCTTAGGAAGCTCAATTTGCATTTTGATACTTGTCTTAGGCATTACAGTACCACCTCCTCAATTTCCTTTTTATCACCATAGTAAATTTTATAGTTCAGGGTAGTTTCCCTAATCATACACTCAAACATACAGGTATGTGAGATATATCTTACAAGGATATTATCCCCTACGTCTACTGAGAATTTTAGTGAGACATAGTTCTTAGGTAAGGCATGTTTGAGGTTAAATACCTCCATGGCTGACCAATACCGTCCAACATTATCTCCAAGTTCCTTCTTGATATACCCTGTGCCTTTAACCCAGTTATCCATGTAGTAGGTATCCTTGTCTGTGACTAATACATACTTGGGGTTAAATTCCTTCTGCTTTTCACAGTAGCCCTCAGGGTCTAGTAAGAAAGCCTTGCGATTTTGTTTCTTAATATCACGGTATTCTTGCTCTGTGTAGCAATTCTTATCCCAGATTATCATGCTTAAACTCCTTTAGAGCCTTGTTTACCTCAGTAAGGGTAACTCCAAGCTTTTCCTCTAGTAATTGATTAAGAGTTTCTTCTTGACTAACCTTATCCGCCAGCTTAAGCGAGTATTTCACAGCGTTGGTTACATTCTGTGAGATAGGGTAAATATCAGAGTTCCCATTTAGGACAGCTTTCATTACCTCTTTATTAGTGAAAACATCAGTAACCTTTCGCACAGAGAAGGTGAGCAAATCATCTGTTACCAGAATATAGTCACCCTCACTGGCTTGGTGTATGTTTCCCCCAGCATAGGTGTAGTGCTCGTTGCCTTCCTTACATTCTACAATGTGTAGGCACTCAGGGAGTATTCCCCATTTATTACAGTATTCTTCAATCATCTTTTCCTCCTTAGTGAAGTCCCCAGCCCTTGCCAATTTCCACGTCAGCTACCATAGGGACACAGAGCTTGTGTAGTTTGAATAGTGATGGGTTCTCCATATGTTGCTTAACTATCTTTGAAGCTTCCTCTGCATAGTCTTCCTTAGCTTCAACCAGAATAGCGTCATGCACAGAGCCTAACACTCTTGCTCTTGTGTGGTCTAGCTCATCTGAGAATACTATATCCGCTAAAGCTGAGATACAGCAGTCACTAGCAAAACCTTGTACGGCTGAGTTAAGTGACTGTCTTTCAGCAGAGGACCTCTTAACCCAATCATCAGACCAAATATCTCTTAAGAAGCGTTTCCTTCCAGAAGGGGCTTCTACGTAACCCTTATTCTGTGCAAATTCAATGTTCCTTCTGTGCCATACTAGTAGAGTAGGATAGGCTTCAAAGAACATTCGACGTAGCTCCTCAGCTTCCTTAAGTGAAAGACTCAATCCATAAGTTTTTGCGTAATCCACGAACGATTTTGCTTGCATACCGTATAAAAAGCCGAAGTTTGTCGATTTTGAATAGGTTCGCTTACGTTTTTGTTCGTCTTTTGACAATCCTGAGGTATCTCCAAACATGAGCTGTGTAGTCTTACTATGTAGGTCACTTCCAGATTGATAGGCATGTATCATGTGCTCATCACCTGAAAAGTCTGCCGCCACTCGTAACTCAGCCTGGCTCAGGTCACAGTTTCCCTGTATAGATACCTTATTACCTCTGCGGATAATCATAGTACCCTTAGGCATTGTCACACAATACACATCTTGTATAGTAGCATTGTTAAAGTCAACCTGCTCGCCATTCATGTAAGTTATAGGTGCATTACCCTTAAGTGTATAATTCACATAATAGCTTATAGAATGTTTGCCTTTTGTCTTCTCATAGTTATATCTATCTTCCCTAACAGTACATTTTCTGTTAGTGAGAGTACACATAGCCTGTATTACCTCGGCTGTTTGTAGTTTTGTAGTAGTAACTCGAACTCCTCCACCCTTCTTAATTGTTCCGTCCCAATAGGCACTCTCATCAACAAAAGCTTCTAAGTCAAGTTCATGTAAGCAGTTCCACTTCAAAACCTTATCTCTTCCTGTGTACTTTTCAATATACTGATTTGTATACTTACCTACATAGAATACATGGTTTAAGACCCCACTCTTACGCTTATATACTCTATAGTTATAATCTACTCCCAGCTTCTCTAACACAGCTCGGCAACGCTCAACTTTTCTCTCCTTACTAAAGCAGTAAGTTACATGACCCTCAGAACTCTGAGAACCATCTGCATTGAACATAGCAATATACCTAGATACAGCTTCGTTATTAGCTCCATTCTCATACAATCCTGCATTTATGAAAGCATTTCCTCTTGAGAATTTCACTTCATCAAACCTTAGCTTGTTTATATCCTTATGAACATTCCAAAGTGTGAGCATATTATGCCCTCTAGTAGCACAGAGGCTTGTATTTCTATCCTCATAGTAATAAGTCTCTCTGTCCTTATGGTGGATATACTCCAAAGGCTTATCAAAATCAATAGTTCTTGTAGAAATATCATATTGAGCAACTTTAACCGACTTATCTAGTTCAGGTAGCTTCTGCCAACCCTTCTCTGTGAGTACCTCTGTGTCTCCACTAAAGCACTCAATAATCTTGTAGCCCGGTCTTGCATAGATAATTCCACGCACATTGCTATTCTGTGGTACTTGTTGAAGATTGGGGTTTGAGCAGGTCGTCCTTCCTGTCCTAGCTGTGATATTAAAGCTAGGGTGAATTTGTCCGTCCACGGCTATCTCGTCCCATGACTTGATAAAGGTATCCAGCTTCGTCAGTCTCTTATACTCTCTCAGGTTCTTAGCAACTTCACTCACAGAGGATAACTCCACAAGAGTTTCATCATCTGTACTAGGATTTCCTGAGCCACTCTTCTTCACAGGCTTGAGTCCAAGTGATTTTCCAACTTCCTTGCCGTCTACAATCACAGGAGCACCCTTCTTACCAAATAAGACCTTGGCTACCTGCTGTGTAGAGTTCCAGTTGATTTCAGCCACCTCATTGAGCTCTTCAAGGAGCTCTGTGTACTCAGCTCTTAGCTGTTCACTTACCTTGCTCCTGTTAGGGTCAAGATAAATACCTTGCTTCTCAATGATAGAATAGGCTTTGTAGGCTCTCATTTCATGCTTATATACCTTAACCATCTTGTACTTTGTGATGATTTTCTTGAATATAGGCACTAGCTTAAGCGTGTATCGTGTATCCTTCTTTCCATAGACAACTAGCTTCTTGTTATTAGCCTCTACAAGCTCCTGTGTCACGTCTTTTAGCGTTTCTAGTATGATTGTACTGTCAAGGCTTTCAAACGCCTTACAGAGCCTGTCAGTGGCTTCTACGGACATTCCTGAGATAAGTATATCACCTTCAAGCTCATCATAGACCTGCTGAGCTAATTTATTCATGGTTGTTCGGTCTTTGTGTACCCATTTCTGTCTCACATCATATGAACCATCACCGTTATCCTCAATCTGTGTATCCTTCTGCTGTTTCTTGGTCTTTAGACCCCTTACATAAGCCTCTGCATTTTCCTTAGTAGTGTCATAAATGACAGTAGAAATCCCTGTGAAATACTTTGTGATAAATCCTTTGAGTGTAGTTAGGCTGTCTCGCTTACCAGAGACTTTGATTTCCTTGCTTACATCATAATCATCACCAAAGTATTTTACCACAAGAGGTTTCAATCCAAGCTCTACTTCACCTGATACATGAGCCAGCACCTGTGTATCCATGTAAAGCTCCATGAATACTCCTGTGTGAACATATAGGAACAGAATATCAAATTTACCATTATGAGTGACCATATTCAGCTTAGCTATGGCTTTCAGGAAGGCTTTCCATTCTTCTTTAGTGTACTGTTCCCACCAGATGAAATGGTCATATTCCTTCCCATTAAAGTCATAACTGATTTGCACAGAGACTATTTTGTCCCTGTACCTATCTAGCCCTGTGGTTTCAATATCTAAGGAAAAGAGCTCTACAACTGATAGCCGTTTAGCCAGTACCATTAAGTCTCTTTTCTTCATATTACCGTCCTGTCATTGTATAGTAAGCTCCTGTGCCCATCATAGCTCCTGCAAAGTAGAATACTACTGATGATAAGAAGCTGATAATACCAATCACAGGACCTACTTTAACCAACTCAGGGGCAAGTAAGCTTCCCATAGCGATATACATTGCAAAACTAGCAGGTACACAGAACAGTAAAGTGATTACTGTTCCTAGTACCCAAGCCAAAAATTTCTTCATTATCTCATTCCTCGTCTTTCTTCTGCCTCATTGGCAAGTCTTATACACTCAGCTACATGGTTGTGCATGTGTATTAAACTTTTCTTCACAGTGGACATTCTCAGCAATACCTCTTGGTAGTAACTTCCTACAGCCTCAGAGCCTCTAAAGTACATTTCATCTAGGTAGGATAGCTTTAGGAAATATCCGTTACCAGCGTCATATACATTCTTTATAAGCTTTCTAGGCACATAGGCTACTGTAGCTCTTTCCATATTAGGCAAGTTAAGCTCTACATAGTCTTTCTTAGCAAAGAACTTCACACATGACTTCTGAATATACAGGTATTTCCATTCTTTAGCCATCTTACCTCCTTATTTACGCTTGCTAAGTGGTAATAGTAGAGAAGCAATCAGACCTACAATAGCTCCAATCACTAAGTACATGATATTTTCTTTTGAGCCTGTCTTAGGCAATACCTTCTTGTCCTGTGATTTAATCTCAGCACTAGCAGAAGGTAATTCATCTTGTGTTGGAGGTGTCTTAGGCTCTTCCTGTGGTACATCAAGCTCTGGCAACTCATGCACGGGAGCTGGAGGCAATACTGGTACATCATCAATATTAATTTCAGGAAGGTCTAGCACAGGTGGGTCATTAGGCACTACTCCACCATTCCATTCTGGTTTATCCACTGTAGGAGGGTCTAACGGTGTAGTCCCACCTTGCCATTCAGGAAGCTCAAAGATTGGTGCTGGTGGTGTTTGCTCAATATCATTAATATTCAACTCTGGTTTATCCAACACAGGTGGGTCATTTGGAACTACACCTCCCTCAAATTCTGGAATGTCATACACCGGAGCTGGCGGTACATCATAGGTGAATGGTCGCACCTTGCCCTTAGCTGTTCCTGTAGCATTAGCCACTGTGATTTCACGTTCAAAGCTGTATTCCTGTCCCATTGCTGTAAAGCTCAGCACGTTCACAGGGTTTTGTAGCTTGTTTTTAAGGTGTGTCTTGTACTCCACACTGATAATGTTTTGAACATCAGGCAAGCTAAACTTAAACCCGTTCTTATAGAACTGAACACCAACTTCTGAGAGAGGAATTTCACGAATACCAACCCAGGGCTCTGCTGATGAGAGCTCAAAGATACGCATAGAACCTTCTACATACTCGTTGTTGTCATCCCACGTATCAGATACATTAACATCTGTGAGGTGGTGCTTAACAAAGTTCACCCGTCCTCCCCATTGCACAAGGGAAGGGTCGTCTTTATCTTGCCAACCCCACTTGGCAACAATTTCCTGTGAGTTTGCAGGTGTCTGAGGCTTAACTTCTGCCTGCTTAACAATAGTGCCATTGAAGCTGAGGTCATATTTCTGTCCTTCTGTGACTACCTCTTTCTTCCACATGGTCTTAAGAGTCATGTCAAAGCTCTTGTCAAGAGGGTGTTCTGCAAAATAACTGTTAAACGTGGTTGTAACTGACTGTGTATCGTTAGAAGCCACTGCACGTCCTACTACATTGCCCTCAGGACTAGTTACATCAAATTCCTGTGTAGTAGTCCATTGCAACTGTTCTGGTAGAGTGTAAGTGAGTGTATCACCCTCGTTAATCTCTACCTCATCAGGAATTTCTGTTTTATATGTCAGGTCTTTGTTGACATAAGTTTCAGAAGCTTCTGAGTTGTATGTGATTTCAGGCTCTGTGACCTTAATCTGAGTACCTTCTTTAGCGACCTCACTTGCCAGTACGTTAGGGGCAATCAATAGCCCTGCTAAAACAATCATTCCTGCTGTAAATTTCATTTTATTCATTGTTATCTCCATATCCTATCATATTGTTGTTTTCATAAATGTTTCCGACTACTTCACAGTTCTTAGAAATATAGTCATAGTTAAAGTTTTCATACCAAGTATGTTCTTCATAGGACTTATCTAAATAAAATCCTACTGACTTAGCCTTAGCTCCAAAATCTTCTTCATATACCCAACTACCATATTTCACAGTTGAGTTAAATACACCTGTTTCTGTAATCAGGTCACCTTCAAAGATTTCTTTTCCATTCTTGTCCTTGAGCCCTGTTGACTGCATAAGTACATAGTAATTTATATCATCTTTTGCCACACCACCATTTTCATAGGTAACTTTAAGTGTTTGCTCATCTAAAAACAGTGTATTCACTTGCACCATCTTTTCAAACTCTATATCCCATGCTCGATATTTTGGTATCATATTCATAACTCCTTTACTTCTACACCGTCACAAGAGAATACCCAGCCAAAACCTGCTTTTTCTAGTTCCTCTTTTGTGTGATAGACACTAAAATAAGTCCCTACTGTAGCGTCACTAAAATACCAATAGTTATGTTTACTATTATACTTGAGGTATGCATAAGTGTATTTTACCCCTTTAATCTGCACTGAGTATTTAGTAGGTTGTTCAACCTCATAACCATTTAACCAAGCTCTAGCAAACTCATCTTGGTTATGTCTAACCCACTCTAGGGCTTCTGAAATGTTACCTTCAAAATCTTCTAAATAATCCCTCATTGCAGAACCGTAAGGAGACATTACCTCTAAAATTTTAAATCCATTGTCCTTACAGAATTTAATCCAATCTCCCACATGCTTTGGCACTACCTGTTTTTCAGTCATAAGCTTTCGCCCTCCATGTTATCGTTAATTCATATCCCCCACAGTGTTCACACTCATAGGGAACATGGTCTAAAATAGTTTCATATTCTTTTTCACAATCCTTACAATAATAATCATATACTATCATTTATCAGGACCTTTCTTGATTAGCTGACCAAAATCAGCTTCCTCGTCGCTTAGGTACTGTAGTTTAGCACCTCTAGGGTCATCAACCTGTAGGATATAAACATCACCAGACCTAAAGTTACGGAAATAAGTCGTCATCTTAGAGGTAGTAGCTCCTTTACGTTGCAAGGTAATCATACTTTCATACCAGCCCTCAATAAATGTAGAGCCGTATAAGTCGCTTGTACCTACTTTACCTCCACGCTCAATCTTCCTTGTGTGATGAACTACAATCACAGAGCAGCCTGTCTCATCACGGAACTCAGATACTGCCCGTAGCCTATCAGCCACATCTTGGTGCTTGTTAATGTCACCAGAGCCAAACAGCAAGTACATCGGGTCCATTATGAGAAGCTTAATGTCATTCTTCTTAACAAAGGACTTTAGATGATGTATCCGGTCTAGGAACACAGGAGCTTCTGTGTAGTAGATTGGTAAATCCTCTGTGCCTGCCATGGTTTTAAGCTTAGCCTTCTCCATGCTAGGGTTATTTTCCCCTTGCACAATGAGAACTCCACCCTGCTTAACCTTGTGACCGTCAAAGTCTCGTCCTGTAGCCACTGACACAGCCATATTAAGCGTTAGGGTTGATTTAAAGCTCTTAGAAGGTGCTCCAATGATACCGACTGAGTGATTAGCCCACAGACCCTCAATCAGCCAGAAATCTTTGCCATCCCATTCCTCAATGTCTTTGAGGGCTAAGATTCTAACCTTCTCATTGTTAGCCTTTGTGACCCCTCCTGTGTGTACTTTCCCAAAGGAAGACATTCTGTCACTAGGTCGCTTATCAGGCTCTAGCTTAGCAAACACTCTGTGAATTTCCTTTTGCAAGGCTTTCTCAGTCTTATATTTGCTCATAGCAATGTCTGAGTTTAGGAGCACAAAGTAGACCTCTTCTTTTCTTGCTCCTGCATTAATCATTTTCTGCTCAATCAGGAAGCAATACTCGCTCCGGTCAGTCCCCACTACCTTGTTATCAAACACAGAGGTTAGGTCATAGCGTTCAAGTAGCTCGTTCAGGTCAAAACGTCTTTTCTTAATCTCACCAGTCTCAGCCACAGCTGTCTTAGCTTGCTTAAAGAATTTCTTTAGACGCTTGATGAACTCTGACTTGCGGAACACAGTACCCTCACCTTGTAACCCTGTGATATTAAAGTCACTCTTATACTTGTGATTGACTGTCTGAGGCACACGGTAATAGTGCACAATGTCTGAACTTGTTTTGTCAAACCCATACTTTTGTACCAATGTTCTAGCCACCTTCTCATGCTCATCAGGGGTTAGCGGATTATCTAAAATCCATACACCTTGGTACTTTTTAGGACTAGTCTCCCAGACATAGCTAGGCTTGAAATACTTTTCAGGTACTCTTGCTCCATCAATATCCATGAACACAAGGTAAGTCTCCTGTGCGTTCTCCTTAAGGCGTTTCTTACCTTTGATAGGGGTAGGACATATATAGAGCTCAGCTTTCTTCCTCTGTGAGCCTAGATACTTTTTCAGAGCTTTCAGACTGATAGAGGTTTCCACAAAATCCCTTGCAAATCGCTTCTTAGGGTCTTTTTCGTTTGTGAACTTATAGTTAAGTCCAACTTTCACCTCATCATCAGGACTAAAATTCTTTGCTAGTACCTCCTCAATAAAAACGTTAATCGTCACAATTTTCCTCTCCTATCCAATGTATCCCAAGTGCCTGAGCGTCCTCGTCAGCCTCAATATCATAAGGGTTATAGGACATATCAATCTCAGGTAAGCCATGTTTTCTACGGAAAGCATTACCATGACCACCGGGATATTTCAATTCTTCTTCTAGCATTTCTCGGTCAAGTTCTTCTGTCTTCGTAACCCACAGGGCGCTTTCACCTCGTTCTGCATAGCTGTACCAATCCTCATAATCGTCTTGGTCTTCTACTAGGTCAGGGATTTCTACCAGAGACATGTGTAGAGCTCCTTCTGTGCCCTCTATAGGGATTTCTGCATACCTCTTGCCCTGATACTTGACAATCTCAAACCAGCCGATATATGAGGTCACAGGCTCTTCTGAGTTATCCGCCTCTGTGCTAAATGTTTCATGTGAAACACTCTGTGCTAGGACAGGTTCACTATAGAACTCATCAGGTACACCAGCAAGAGCCAGCTTCTCCTGTGTGCTTCTCAGGGGGATTGTAATCATATTTACACAAGGGCGCATAATATCTACCAGAGCCATGAAAACATCGTTACATGAGCGTTTTAGAGAGCGTAGCCACGATTTAACAAGCTGTAGCTTAGTGCTATCCATGGTCTTGTTTGTCGGGTGCAAAGTCTCCTTATACTCACAGTACCAGTTATCTGATTTCTCAAACGTGATAGCCTCCTTAATCAGGCTGTTCTCAGGCATGAGATTGTAGATAAGCTCTGCTGTTTCCTGTGCTGTAGGGGCTTCCTGTTGTAAAAATAACCCGTTCACAGTGATTTGTACTCCTTGTCCTGTTACACGCTTACGTGTTAGGATACCGAGTTCCTCTAGCAGGCTCAGTGTGTTAGTCAGAGTAGACCGGCTCATATTAAACACAGAGGCGATATTCTCTAACTTATCCGGTGCAAAGCTGTAATCCTCTCCAAGCTTGCCCTCTTTTCTAGCCTGTGAGTTGAAAGCCGATAGGAACACAAGAGCGTTATAGGGTAATCTGAGCTTACCAGCCCACCAAGTCTGCATTGCGAGGTAGTTGCTGTTTGCTTCCTCAATGTCCCAGTAGAGCTTATCAGGCATAACTTTTCGTGCCCAATACTCCGCTCCATCTCGTCTTCCCCAGCCCCAGCGTAGGAGCTCTTTGTCATAAAGGCTCTTGATACCAGCTGTGAAAGTCCTTGAGTTCATTTTGAGAATGTCATACACATATTCCTGTGTAAAGTAGTTCTCCATCTGACCTCTTGAAATTTGACTATAATAAAGACCAAACAAGACAAGCTCTGCTTTGTTCTCAATTTGGTCTAGTGCATTTGCAGGTATTTTAATATACTCCATATTCTCTCCTTTCTCCTGCCGATAATTCCATTATACACCTTAATTTTTTAAAGTCAATACCTTTTTGCAAATTATTTGAATTTATTTTTAGATACAGTACTTTTGAGTAAATGTTCCTTTACCCACCAAGCTGATTTTATTGAGCTGTTTCTCTTTTTATAATAATATGAGTCTTCATTAGACATTTCAAGTTCATCATAGAAGCCAATCTTATAGCTACTACCCCAAATATCGAGTATTATACCTATTTTCCCTTTTGTATTATTATCTTCCCAATTATCTGTAACTAATACTGTTTGCCCTTCTTTAAACATACTTCACCTCACTTAAATTTATTATTAGTAAACTGAGAGTCTACATATTCATTTCTAGCCACCCAGGATGAGTATCCACCATCTTCCCTACTCCAAAGGCTGTCTATACTTACATCAGAAGGAGTAGTCATAATCTTGACTCTGTATGGGTATTCTGTATTAAGGTCAATATCCTCAACTATAATAGTACCCCATGTATATTCCGTTAGTCCTAACTCAGTATGTGGCTTAAGTCTTATCGTATCACCTACTTTAAATCTTCTAGCCATAGCTTACTCCTATCTAAATTTATTCTTTGAGATAACAGTGGTTGTCAGGTAGTGATAAGGAATACTCCAAGTCGCCTTTAGTCCTTTATACAAGGGCTTATACTCATGCAAGCTGTGATTTGTCCTTACCCCGTCACAAAAGAAACCTATAAGAGCTCTACCTTCCCAAGTAAACAGCACCTCACCTACTTTATCCTTAGTTGTATTGCCATCAAAATTACAAGTAACTCTTACTTGTTGACCTATTTTTAGTTTTTGTGTCATGCTAACTCCTATCTAAACTTACTACTTGTGAAAGAGCTAGCAAGCTCTAATCCTCTAGGGTCAAACCACCAAGTAGCTTTTAATCCCGGATATTTATATAACAATCCTCCAGCTCATAGTTTGTCATTACACCCTCACAGAAGAAGCCTACTACATGTCCTCTGTCCCTATTGGCTATTATAATACCTACCTTCCCTAAAGCTGTCTCATTAAAGTTATCCAGCACAACCACTCTGTCTCCAATTTTAAATCTTTTCATGTCATACCTCACCTGAATTTACTCTTTGAGAATACTTGCACAGGCTCTAAATATTCTGAAGATATGTACCATAAATTATAACTTGTGCTCATGTCAGCATCATACCAGCCAAAAGGACTATCCAAAGGGAAGCCAATTAAATCCCTATCCCCAAGCGCTCCTGAGCTTTTCTCTACCAGTACAGCTGTCTGACCTACCATATCCTCTTTATAGTAATACTTGTTTATTTTTACATAAGTTTCACTCATTTAAACTTGCTCCTTGTGATTGTTGTTACATTCTCTAAATATCCTAGTGAAAACCACCAACAACGATACTCAGTAGTATAGACACTGTCATACCAGCCAATAGAACCTTCTAATGGAAATCCTACCAAGACAGACCCTCCGTCCCTCCTCAAGATAACAGCTTCTAAACCTATAAATTCCCAATCAGGATATCTTTCTTTTACCCTTACTATCTGCTTACTCATTCTTTATACCAAAGTACAGATAATACCAGCTAAAGAATAACACATAGCTCTCTTTCTTTATAGTGTATTATCTGTACTATCCTTCCTTATTTTACTAAAGTACAATTAATGCATACTAAAGAATATAACACAGGGGGTATTCTTTATAGTGTATTATCTGTACTTTGCTATGCTGGTTTATATTCCATTCCCAGCTCTGTCACAAGTTGTTTCAGGCTATCTAGCACAGTGCCATCTTTATACAGTGCATAGGATTTATTGCTCACAGCTACCCATGATTTAAACCCTTTGCAATTTTCGATAATGTCCATTGCCTCGTCTGTGTCTCCTGAGTAGATACACATGAGGTCTTCTTTTACAAATTCACGGTATACGTTATCATCATAGTTCGCATAGTCTGAGCCTTGCCAAGTTCCTACTGTAGCTCCATAAGAAGCCCACACAGGGGCTTTCTCTGTGTATTTCCAATCTGCTGTGTCTTGACCTTCTAGCCATGTTAGGAATGAAAGTAGCCCTTCTGTGTTCTTTTTGTAGGCTTCAAGGTTAATAAACTCATTCCTTGTATGCTCATTCTCATAAGCCGCTGACAAGTTCACAATAGGTTTGTCATACTCAGGACCTAGCACAGCGACATCTGTATATGACCCCTCAGCTAAGATATAATATTTTTCTAGCTCTGTGAGGATTTCAGGGATTGAGTTTTCGTCATATTCATAAAATACCATTTCATTCCAGAAGCCTTCATGGACTCCCCGGTCAATCTGAATGAGCATTGAGCTATCAGATAGGGCTTGCAAATCATCTTCTGTGATAATTCGATTAGAGCCTACACAGCCGATTTCCTCATCAGTTGTAAAGAGCACATGAGGACGCTTGCCAGCCCCAATCACATCAAGGATAGTTTTCACACCACACCTGTCATCAGCACCAAGGCAAGCCAGCTTTGGATTAGCTTCTGGGCTCAGTGTGATATATCGGTCAGAAATCATCAGGTCTTGGGCTTTTGGCGTTGCTTTTTGTCCTGTTTCCCATTGTTTTGTTGCGTAGTTATAAGACCCTGCCCCTCTGTGCGTGTTTATGGTGTCTAAATGAGCCACTAGACATGGTTGAATGTCTTCTGAGGGTGATACCCCTAGGATATAATAATCGGTCGCTATGACGCTGTAAGAGCGTTCTGAGAGGTACTCAGGTAAGCTCTTGATTAAAGCGTCTTGTGTCATAGTCAATAATTTTTCAAAAGTGTTTGTAAGTTTAGTCATTGAATTTCTCCTTTAGTTCTTTAATTCTGGCTTCAAATTTATCTGCCGTGTCATCATAGTTTGTGGTAATGCTAATATCAAGGCCATGGATTACATCAGACCATTTGCTATAGCTGTCTTCCTCTAAAATTGAGGCAGTTCCTAAGGTCTTGTAATCGTTAGCTCCTGACATATTAGACCAGTAGCTCATTTCCTCATTGTAGGTGTCCTCATACTCTGAGCCTGACTCGATTGTTTGTCCTGCAATTTTCTTGAAATGTTTCAGTTTACGTTTGAAAACTGTTGCAAGCAATAGACTTGTAAAGTCATAGGCTGTATATCCAATTCTGTTCACATGGTTTCTACCTTCTGAGTACATACCAGCATGAGCAAGCTCACCATATTTTGCTTTAAAGTATGCACGGGCTAGAGGTGTAGCCTCATTACTTTCTAGGTCATAGCGGTATAGTTTCATGTATTTATAGCCCATAGCTTTTAACATAAGGGCTGTTCCATTACCTGCACAGCTCCCAGAGGTATTGCAAGAGTCTTGAAAAGCCCAATTATCAACATTATTAGGGATTGTAAAATCTCCCATATCAAGCAAAATTACCTCATTAGGTCTTGACACATTAGCAACACAGCCTAGCCACTGTTTGAACTCATTGAAAGCTATCAGCTCTTCATTTGTTGTGGTAACTCCTGCTTTTTTGAGCTGTTTTGAGAGTTTAGGTGCTTGTGCTCCGTGTTCGATTACAATATTATCATTGTTATAATATTTTCTTAACACGTTCTGCATGTTAACCTCTAGGACTGTATTTCCATAGTTAGGGGCTTTTAGTACGTTTGTGCGGTAGTAGTCACAGAGCATGCCAACATCTTCCCATTCCTCAAAGTGTTCAGGCTTTTTGTAGCCCAGCTTGTGTGCATATTTCAGGATTTCCCCAACCATTACTTTTGGTACTTTGTATTCTAGTTCATGTCTGATACTAGTAATATTGTCATACTTACAATAAATTAGAGCCTCTTTCAGGTTCTCAGCCCGTTTTTTCATCTTGTCTTCTAGCTTTTGGAGCTCTTTCTTTAGCTTAATCCGTTTAGAGATTTTATTTTCAAAGGCTTGATACTCAGATTTAATAAATACCCATTTTTCTGTGTCATTGTTTACATCAGTAAAATAGTTACCTAATTTATCATACTGATATAGGAATAGTGCCCGATAGTCCATTCCTCTAATGTTTCCAATGTCTGAGCCTAGTTCATTAAGTGGGAAATGCTCCCCAAGCCAATACACAGCCTCTTTAGTACCCTTTGTGAGCTCTTCTGTGTACTCATCAGTGAGCATTTTATCAATCCGGGCTTCTAGTAGTTGATAAGGTTCTCCCTTCTCAAAAGAAGCATTAATAGCTTTCAGGAGCTCATCTTGCTTGTCTTCTGGTGTTTCACCTAGGAGTAACAAAAAAGCCTTCTTTACAAGAGGCTCATCTTCTAACATTTTTAAAATAGTATCTTTCATTATTTAAAATCCTTTCACATTTTAGCGTTTATATAGTGATAGAGCGGTACAGCCTTTCACTCCATATTGTCCAATCTGCTTGCCACAGGGTACAAACATTCGCCCTTGATAGCCTAATCGGTGAAGCTCTTTTGCGGTCACAAGAGAAACAATGATGTCTAGCTTTTCTAGCCTTCTGAGCTCTGATAGAGGGGTTTCTAGTCCATATCCGATAGTATTGACCGGTACACCGTGAATTTTTCCCAAATCTTTATAATAGGTCTTAAGGCGCAAAGGGGCAAATCTTCCGCTTACTCCAATACGCTTTGCAATTTTTCCGTCAGTGTGTAGAATAGTCACAGGGTGGCCCGTTAAGTTTTCAAATCTCTTGTAGATATTTTTTGTCATACTCTTCTAGTTCCTCCGCTTCCTTTTCTGTGATTTTTGAGCTATAGCCTGCTGTGTCTCCGATAGAGATTGGCAATAATACCAATCCTTTATTAGGCACACGATACATTTTTTCGTCTTCTATGACTACCTCATAGTATTTTGGCTTGGTGTCCTCTTCTCCTAAGATAGTATAGCCTTCTACTAGAAGGGTAGCTAGAGCCATGAATTTTGAGACCCCTAGAGCCTCTGAGATAGCGTTTAGCTCCCGGTCAATAGGTTTATCCTGACCCTTGCCAAACTCGCTGAAAAGCTCTGCTAGACGCCCTCTAAAGCGTCCTTGTTCCTTGACCTCTCCCAGCCATGCTGAAAGTTCCTTACTAATTGATTGTACCATATTTTTATACTCCTTTCATTATGGTATTATATATAAGTATCATGATAATGAAAACTACTATAATATTTTGGGCTGTAATGATTGCCCTTAAGTCCTCATCAGTTTTAAGAAAAAGCCTCCAAAATAGAAGACTTAGAAAACTATACATTATGTACACAGCGTATAGAAAAGGTGCTAGGAAGATTAGCAAGATAGCTATACAGCCCAGCACCATTGAAAGTAATGCGCCTATAATCTCACCCCCTTAGTATTCTACAATGTCATAGAAATTTTCCATACAGTCACGGTCACAGAAATGATGGCAGCCTCTTGTTTCAATATAATTTCGGCTACAGTGCACAGGATTTCCACATTGTGAGCACTCATCAAGGTTGTTATCATTTTCATATACCCAGCTATCAATATTTTCGGCATAGACAGCTCTGTCTCGGTTGATGTACCCTTCGTATTCATCAGAGTAAACGGCCTCGTCTTCATCTACCCAGCCATCGCTTTCAGTGTAAATCAATCCTTCTCCCTCCAAATTTAATTCATTTAAATCTTTAAACTCTACAGCTCCAAAGTCAAACTCAGGGCTATAGTATTTGCGCACACTATCGCAAGCAAAGTTAGACCAGAAGCCATCACAGTTTACAAGGTTTCCCACCTCTTCTGTGGTATATTCGATTGTTTCCCATTTAACCCCATAGTGCGCAAGCAAGAGGGCTAGAGGGGCGCTGTATTCTCCGTGGTTACTTACCCGATACCAATCGGCAACACAGAAGCCCTTAACTTGGCTAAAGTAGTAAAACCGTCCTGTAGGTTCGCCGTCAGTGTTATAGATATAGCAATATCTTGAGCCCTCATAGGTTGCCAGGGCTGTACTTGTGATATTTCCGCACCCATCAGTATTATTGCATGAGCCATCAAAAGCCCATTCATCTTGTTCATCATAGGTAGGTAACTCGGCCGAGAACTTAACTCCAAACTCATAGTCATAAGGGTTACCTTCATAGAGATTGAAATAGTCAGCGTCAGTATATAGCCCAATAAGTTCGGTTACAGCTTCACCCCAAAACTTAATTTCAAGGTCTGATACCTCTATTTTTAGCTTGCGTAACTGTTTAGCAAGTTTAGGCTTATTTTCGCCTAACTCGATTGTCTCTGTGCCAAAGTAGCGGTTCAAAAGTCCATTGATTGTTAAAGTTTCCATGATATTTACCTCTTTTAAGTTGATTATTGAGAGAATACCTCTCATCGATTTTAAATTATTGAAATGTTATTGCGGTATCATTTGCCCCTTCTGTGAGGCTGTATAGGTTTCGTAGTCTGTAGGTACATTGAGAAGCTCCCCATTGTCTCCTACAACCTGTAGAAAGTAGTTGCCTTGTTGGCTAAATTTAGCCATTATCTGCCCTGTGTGAGGCTGAGACTGAGAATAGCCCCAGAGACACAGGAGAAGGGCTACAGTAAGCCCTGAGAGTAGTTTTTTCATTTGTCCACCTCTTCTAGTAGAGGCATGAACTCGATATAGTTACGGTCAAGATATGCACAGGAGGGATAGTCTGCGCCTGCTTCTCCTGTGATGAGTTCTGCGTTCATAAAGTCACTAATGAGCATGTATAGTTCAGCGTTAGTGTCTTTGTAAAGGTCAATGAACATAGTCAGAACCTTTTCATCTAGGAAGGTTAGGGAAATGTCTCCCTTGTCAAAGCTGATTTGAACATTCAGGGATGTTCTTGTGATTTTAATTGATTTTGTCATAGTGCATGACTCCTTTTAATTATAGTGCCCTTGTGTTAGGGCTATGACTTAGGAAGCTTTCACACCTCCTGAGCCTCAATATATCCTAGCGGATATATGCGGTTGAATTAGCATATTTATTATTTTAGATAGTGCCTACGTATTTGTTTTGACTGTTAGTCTTTAATCCTATAGACACAGCGGTTTTAGTAATTATTTATATTATTATTTCGTTCGTGAGCTAGTGCCAGCTTATGGGCTCTATTATTTAACGTCTGAGCAAGGGGCTTGATGTCGGTAAGTAGTGACTATCCCACTGTTTGATAGTGATAGCACAGAATGCTATATATTCAAACTGATAGTGTATCTTGCCTAGTCAGAGGCTAACCCTTGCTATGTAAGATGAGCTCTAGCATGTGGCACTAGCTAATAAGTTATTAGTTTGTATGGCTTGCTTTTCACTTAGTGCGCCTTTGCGCTGGCTAGTCGGTCATGGGATAAGCTATCTTACCCTCTCGCCTAGTTACCTCTCCGGTCGCCTCTGAGCTACTCCAGCAAGTCTTTGCAAGTCTTTCAGTAGGGCGCTTGTTCTCCCTTGTCTTTATTCGGTTGTCAAAGAGCTAGATAGTCGGAAGATAGCTTCCTATACTTGAAACCTTTGTTTCTTTCCTTATCTTTATGATACTAGTATATCATCTTCTAACCTCTTTGTCAACAACTTTTATTGATTTTTATATATAGTTAATAGCTATTAGTTGATATAGTTTTTAGCTATAGGTCTGGTGCAACTGTCCTAGGACAGATTGGGACACTTTTTCGGGTGAAGTTTGAAAGGTTACATTGCGTACATAACAATTTTTCTTTCGTTCGTAACTATTTTTACCCCTAAACGAAACACCTCTCCTCACTTACTAACGAAAGCTTTTTACTTACGTACGTAAGCACCTCTTTACCTTGCCCTTTACTTTTTAGTAAAAAGAAGTGGTATATTTTTCCTTGGTTAAAAAGGTATAAAGAAAAAGGTCGATTAAAAAAGAGGGAGGGTATGGGTGGAGGGCTGATATGCTCATCTACCAATTAAAAATTATTAGGCATATATATTATACCAAATATGCCCATCCACCAATTAAAAATTTTTCATAATAAAATATATATATGTAATTTCCCCATTCGTCATTCAAAAATTTTTAGTAGTAAAATAAATATGTAATACTAATCTCTCCTCACCGATTGCTACGTCTTACTATCCTCCTCCCATACTCAATTAAAAAAGGAACTCACTATCCCCATGTCCCAATTACTTCATTCACCATTCAAATTATTTCCATATTTGTATTATTTGATTTAATTCGTATAATATGATTTAATTCGTATTTTATTCCCGTGTCCCCTGTCCCATAAGGATTTATATAATTCGTATTAAATCGTATTTTTAAGTTCTGTGTATTCTACTGTATGAATAGCTATACGAAGTATGGCTATGAATACTAGTAGAATATTATTCTCTGCGAATGAAATGAGCTGAGAGAATAATCCTATCTCTATCCTATGAGCTCATATAAGGCTCTATTTTATCTCCCTAGTACAATACCTCTCTGAGCTACCTAAAATCGAATACAGGGCTTTCTATGAGCTCTCAGAAGCCACTAAAGCAATACTATAATGTACTATACCGACACAGGAGGCTCTATAAGGGAGTTATTAGTGTATAAGAATGGCCTCTTCCCTTATCACTATGCATATGGCTCTTTCCCTTGAGGCTCTAGGCTTTGAAGCTATCCTGTGTTATGTATTATTCATAATTCTGGGTATATATTTAATCTCATGCATATTACACAAAGGCTCTATAAGACACAGGAAATGCCTCTTCCTCTCTGATAATAACACAGGGCTGTATATTACTTAGTGAGATAATACTACGAGCTCTGCGAGGAGTATTATGAGCTTAGTAATATAACAAAGACAACGAGCCCTGCGAGGAAGTCTGCGTTAGTCTTCCAAAGATAACCTTCCACGGAGTCGCTAGACGAAGTTGAAGGGTTATCCTGTGCCCTTATTATGGTACTAAAATAGCCTCTCAAATTTCAAAATGAATATAGTATAATTTATTTATAGATATTTTAGTATAATATTAAATTTGTGCATTTTCTATGATTACCCTGTGGATAACTCTTATAAAGCCCGTCACTAAGCCATTTCACAATTTCACAATGTTACCAAAAAGTCACATAACTCAATTTTGTAATTTATTTGTAACAAAAACTGTGGATAACTAGCCATTTCTGTGGATAACTTGAAAGATATTATAGCATAATAAATGAGTTTAAGAAAAGTTATGTAACATTTTTAAGAAAAACTGATACTATTCTACTGTCCTCTACATATACTTTATACCTAGTTACATAGATTTATTACTCATTTATCTATCTAACTATAATATTTACCTCTTTATCCTACTAAATTTACTAGTTTTATGCATAATTTTGGATATTTCGTGCATAAAGTGGGGGTAAAATGCATAAAATAAAAAGTGTAGTGTCTGAGTTGACAAAATGCCAAAAAATCGTTATACTTGCAGTATGTGCGCGGCGGGGTTGTATGATGTGGTATGTATATAAATTATACTAATGAATATGATACTAATAATATGCATAATTAATATTCATTTATATAATATATAATTCTTAGTGAATAAACATAGCCCCGCTATGTTTATGAGCTTAGAATTATATTATCTACCCTGAGTGTAACGAAGGAGTAGATAATAGGTGATAGAGTATTGAATAATAAAAATAGGACCTGTGATAGGTCCTTTTATGTATATTCAATTTTAAGGTATCTTACTGTGTCATCAAAGTCCTCAATGAACTCCTTAGATATTCTTTCCTTGGTAGCTTTATCCTTGAAGTTATCTCTAAAGGCTTCCATATTCCTAGAGCCTAGCACCTCAGCGTGAGACACACCGTAGTATTCCACAAGCCAGTTAGATAGTTCATCTATCTCCTCTGTGCTACGTTTCCACCACCAGAACCACTGTGTATGAGAGAGTCCGAAGTGAGCCTGTGCCTTCTTAATGTTCCCGAATAACCTTTTCACAGCCTTTGAGGCGTCAGCCCTTAGCATAGGATTATAAATAAATTCACCATACTCGCTGTGAAGCTCAAAGTATTCCTTCAAGTAGTTCTCATAGCCCTTGAACCATTCAGTAGGTCCTGAAATATTATACTTCTTATACCACAGATACAATAGCCCTCCCTTAATGAATGTCTTGCCTGTCTGATACATATACACAGAGGCCATATCCATTTCCCAGAATGGTACGTCAGGGAAGAATTTCTGAATATTTATATGGTCTCCATCAAGATACACCTCAGAACGCACATATTCAGCCATTCTGCTGTAGTAAACAGATAGTGTGGTACTTTCCCCTAGGACTTCAAATAACGCTGCTGTGGACTTGCTAGAGACCTTTAACGAGCCTGTGCCTGCCATGATGTATTTATGTACGTTGGCTGTGCTTCCAAATGTCCTAGCCAGCTTCTTGTTCAATCCCTTTAGCATTTCTCTTAGGGACTCATTCAGGTTCTCTATATAGGTCACAGTGATTTCCTTACCAAGGCGCTTTGTGTAGTAATCTTGGAACTGCTGACGACCTGACTCTATGAGCTCCTCTAAGTCATACTTCCCTGTGTCATATATGTTAAATAAGAATTCAGCCGTCACAGGGGAGACTAGCCTATTCTTTCTTGAAACTTCTTGTGATTTAATATCTGAGAAAATATACTTCATTTTCCTTACCTCCATGTAAATATTGTAGCATATTTGGTTAGAGGTTTCAATAGAGAAACGGTAGAAAAAGTAAAGTACAGATAATACAAGGTAAAGAAAGGCACAGAGTATTTTATTCTTTATAGTGTAATATCTGTACTTTGGTAAAATATCCATAGTAAAGTACAATTAATACAGTATAAAGAATAACACAGAGCTATATTTCTTTAATATGCATTATCTGTACTTTGCTTGCAAAGTTCAGATAATAGCATATCAGGAAATTAGAACACAGGGAGAGGAGGAGCTAATCACCTCTGTGTCATATCTAAGGCTCTCCTGTGACCTTTCTTGAGATAAGCCTTCTCTGTGACCTTTCCTATAGCTCAGGAGTAAAGTACAGATAATACAGTATAAAGAAGAGCTCTAAGAGCTATGTGTATTTCTTTAACTTGTATTATCTGTACTTTGCTAAAAAGCGAGATTTTTACTTGCACTCCCCTGTGACTTATGGTATTATAGATACATAGCTCAGGAGGAAGTATGTTACTCAGTTTAGACATTTCGACACGTTCAACAGGATACGCCATTCTTGACCACAACGGAAAAGTGGTTACCCATAATGTTATCTCCCCTCGCAATGATAGTTACCTAGAACGTGCACAGGAAATGGCTGAGCAGGTAAGGCTTCTTCTGCATAGCTACCCAATAAAACGGGTAATTATAGAAGAGCTTAAAGTTCTCAAAAATCAAAAGACCCTTGTGTGTTTGGCTATAACACAGGGAGTGATTATTAGAGAGCTTAATGATTTAGCTATCAACTTTGTTGGTCCTTCGGTCTGGCGCAAGTTATTTAAGTTATCTGGTCTCAAGCGAGCCGAGGCTAAGAAACATGCGATAAGCTTGTGCAGACGGAAGGGGCATGATGTAATCTGTGACGACGACGCAGAAGCGATACTGATTGGAGAATATTTTTATGAAAGTACAAGTAGTGACATCTACAAAAACTTACGAAGTACCAGAAGGGCTACTGCCAAGAGTAGAGCAAAATAATTCTGAGAAAGTGCTTCGTGTGAATTTATCTGACACAGAAGAGCTTGTGTGTTACAGCTTGCAGATGTATGAGCTAAAAGATGGAGTCCTCAGTTACTACTGTGTTCCATCAAACATTATTTACGAAGAAGGGAAACCTTTGGAGTATAAAATACAATCGTTATTAGGCATGGGGTAGGAAGACTTTTGCTATAAACCTTTTCATATTACCTTTCTATAACCTTTCTATTACTACCAGACCTACCCCATTCTTTTATTATTATGTAAGTTAAAGGAGCAGTGCGGTGCGATACTTTAATGACAACTATCTTGTAGATGAGTATGGAGCTCTCTACAGTATATTTAGAGGAAAACTTAAGAAACTTAAACCTTACAGAAATCAAAATGGATACCTTATGTATCGTGTAAGGGAAAATGGTAAAACTAAGACTTATTCCTCACACCATTTAAGCTACTATGTCAATGTTGAAAGATTTTCTCCTAAAGATGGTTTACATATAGACCATATAGATGGAAATAAGGATAATAACCACTTTTCAAATTTGAGGAGGGTTACTCCTAAAGAAAATGCAAATAACATAAATACATGTAGATTAAGCGTAAAGGGTTATGGTAAACTTGAAAACAGAGTATATCCAACAGACCTATTACCAAAAGCATTTTATCCTACAAAGAAATTCTCGGAGGAAGATTTACCTCCTGTGGATATTGTTCGTGAGAAGCATATAAGGTTATATGGCTATTACAAGAACAATAATTGTGTAATTTGTAACGAACCTACCTTAGGTGAACTGTGCCTAAAGTGCTATAAGGAGATTAAGGCTTCAAATATACCTAGCAGGGATACATTGGTAGCTGAGTTACTCTCTGGGCGTAGTTTATTACAAATAGCTAAATCATATGGAGTTTCTGATAATGCCTACAGAAAGTGGCTAAAGAAAAGAGGTCTTCCGACAAAGAGAAATTCTATAAAGGAATTTATACGAGCATATAGTCAAGTGGTTTAAGACCGTGAGCCGCAACCTCACTACCGTGGGTTCGAATCCCTCTATGCTCTTTGCCCTTTGTGGCAATGTATTTCATATATCTCCTGTATCGTTAGCCTGTGTGATTGTAAAAGGTCACATGGGCATAGGAGCAAATCACCTAATTATCAAACACACAGTGTTATACTATACATACGTTGCTCCGAAGAGTCCCATAGTGCTATCACTGTGGGATTTGTTTTAGAAGAAAGAGGACATTATGGCTAAGAAATCAGAGAAAAGATTATACTCAGATGAAATGCGAGAGCTGAGCTTTGCCTCCTTTGAGGATTTAAAGGCTTATGCTATCCGCTGGGGTCTTGAGGAATATGATGAAGATATTGTGAAGGCTTTCGGGCTTAAACGCTTTGCAGAAATTCCTCCAGCCACTCCAATGCGGATTAACGCTTTGAAGCAGATTTTTGAAAGTATTGAAAATGGCACAGCACGTATTGAGTGGGCTAACCGTATCGAAGGTAAACCTACACAGACCACTGTGAACCTGAACCGGGAAACTGAGAGTATTGAGGAGCTTGAGCGCTACACCAGTGCTCGTCTTGATAAATTATTTGAGGACTTGTAATGGCAAATTCACAGGACAAGATATTCATCAGGAACTATGATGATTTTAAAGCAAGGCTTAGTGAATATGTTAATCGTGTGATTAACGAAGTTCCTAGCGACAACTTTGAAGAGGCTTTAATAGGTTATCTTGTGGACCTTTACACTGACTCATTTTATGAGGAGCTTGAATATATCCTTAATGAACTTGGACTAGAGCTTGATGAGGTTGAGTATCGTAATGCACAGAATAGTATCAATCAATCAGGCTTTGCCAGAAGCAATTACACACGTCTAAAAGAGATTTTTGCCAGTAGGAAAGCTGATATTCTAAGTATTAGAGACGAAGTGGTTGCTGAAAAGGGTGTACTAGACCAAGAAGAGATTGATAGAAGGATAGTACCAATTATTGAGCTCATCTCTGTGTCAGAGGTTCATATGGCTATTGAAAAAGCCTCAGTAGAGACTGCCAAGGTACTTCACCATATCACAGGAGAGGTAATCTACAAGCGGTGGAACTCTGTGAATGATGAGCGGACTTGTCCTATTTGTAGGCTTCTTGATGGGACTAGAGTTCCTGTGGGGATTTCCTTCATTGAGGGACTTGACCCAGAAGATGACGCTTATGACATTGCTGTGAATTATTTGAGTTATACAGGAGGAGACTTTAGCTATGCCCACCCAAGATGTAGATGTTGGCTCACCTATGAAAAAGAGGAAGTTACTCTCTAATAGGGAAAAGCTAAGCATACTGCTTGACACTGTGACTCCTAAGGAGAAGCTAAAGAAGGCAGTAAAAGGGTATATACCAAAACACTTTAAGAGAAATAGTATCAGAGAGACAAGAGGCTTTGAGAAAGAGCTTGAGTATTATAAACTAGGCTTCCGTACCGCCCTATCAAGGTTCAATATCGAGCTTTGGTGGTCACAGGCTGTGCAATTTGGAGCTTTCCTGAGTGGAGACTATAAGACTGGATACTGTGTGGCTACTCCTCGTTATGGTAAGTCCTTCCTGTGTGGAATTATGAGTAATAATTTTGCATTTTCAGGGCAGAACTGCTATGCTGTAGGGTCAACCAATGAGTATTCAGGGATTATTATCCAACACGCTAGAGAAATCCTAGTAAATGCTCACCCCTCTGTGAAAGAAATGCTAAGTATGGACGAAAATGACGTATCTGCTGTTGATAGACGGCTAAAGCGTGGTTTGAGCTCATTCTCTAGTGAAGGATTTAGCTTCCGTAACGGAGGAAAACTAGAAGGGCTCTCTGCTGGTAGTAACTTTACAGACCCCTCTAAAATCCATGTAATCGGACGTGGAGGGAATATGTTTGGAGACGAAGCCAGCGACATTTCACCTCTTGCTCTAGGGCACATGGCACGTCGGGAGTTTGAAAGTGACACAGGTGAGAAGCTCATCATGTATCTAATCTCAAACCCACGGTCACTGAACAGCTTCTTTGACTTTATGACCAAGGAAGAGTTAGCAGATGATGAATTTGTTATGTGGCTAGACGTTGTGACTGCTATGGAAGAGGGCTCAATTAACTACACAAAAGACCAGCTCATGAAGTCAGGTTTTACAATCACAGAGGACTCCATTCGAGAAAACCTCCTGTGTGAGTTCCCTGTGGAGCGGTCTAACTTCTTTGACGCTCAGCCTGATATTCTTGAAGAGTTTAATTCCCTTAACCCTGACCTTGAGTGGTTTCTTGGAGTGGATAGTGCCTACAAGGGCGCTGACAGTATCCAAGTTACCTTGTCTTGTATAGACAAAGAAGGTCACATAACCGCTGTGGATACCACGGATATTAAACCTAAGGAATGGATTGATGGTATCACGGCTAGAGACGTTGTGAATAAGATTATTACAATAGCCAATCAGTTTAAGGTAAGGGCTATAGCTATTGACTCAGGAGGTGGAGCTCACATTGTTCAGCCTCTTAAGATGGCTAGGCTGTCAGGTAAGCTAAAGGCTTATGTGTATGATATAGACTTTGGTGGTAAGGTCACAGAGGCTAAGAAGATAGCTCATGACCCTAGTGCCGAGTATGCCTTCAATAAGCGTGTAGAAATGCACCTTATGTTGAGAGGAATGATGGAGGCACAGCGTGTGTCCTTCATGACAAAAGTCTGGGACGGAATTGCTCGGCAGATGTCCTTTGTGGCAGAAATTCAACGACCAGAAGACAGGCTTGTGAAACTTAGACCTAAATCTGAGATTAAGAAGCTAATTCACCAGTCACCAGACGAACTTGATAGTGTTCTATTGGCTATACACGCCATAGAGCTATTCTATTTGGAGGACCATTAATGGGAAGAAAGAGAAAGAAGAAAGTACAGAAGCCTCAGCAAGCACAGCTGAGTAGACGTACACCAGAGGAGCTTGAAGGCGTAGAAGCTATGGATAAGTTCTTTAATTCAGCTGTGGAAGATAGGTTGCTATATACTTCTAGTGGCTATCGTGAAATGCCTATTGGAAAAGACCTTAAGACTATTGAAAATCTTGCTTTAAGCCTTCCTGATGTAGATTATATCCTTGATAGCATGGTTTACTACATGTTCACTAACCGCCTGACAACGAAGGACGAAGAGAAGGATAAGCTACTCCATAAATATTTACAGGAAACCAACTTTAACGGTCAGCGTAATATTGATGTCCTGCAAGGTGTAGCAAAGGGTTACCGAAAATATGGCTATTATGGACTATATAATTCAGGTCAAGGTCTTGTAGGGGTTCACCCTAAAGATATTCTTGCAATCACAATCCCTTATCCTGAGCACCCTGTGTTGACCCAGACATTGAGCTATGTGATTAAGCGTACAGACGACGCTCATGCCATTGTAGACCGTATCACAGGATATAGTAAGGGTTATACAAATCTTGACGTTGAAGCCTACATGGATTTGTTACAAAACCCAGAAAAGTACAAGGACGATTTGCTCCTAGTTACTGAGGATAACTTCGCCTGTGTCAAGTTGGATACTTCCAAGGTATTTGGTATCAGTCCGCTACTTAAAGACCGCAAGCGTGTGCAGTTGTTGTTGAATATTCTTGACAGAATGAACTATGATATTGCTCGAAATGGTATCGGTACGATTGCCCTACAAGCAAAGGATAGTATCATTGATAGTATTGAAGAGGGTGAAGCAGAAGGATTTGTTCCTAGTGCTGGTCAGCTTCTTGATATGGGACGTACCGCTAAGAAGGAACGTGCTGACAAGATTGCCAAGGACATGGAAGATATTTCACAGAAGCTCTCAGAGACAGAATACAATGACGCTATTGTGTACTCTAGTAAGTTTGAGAACCTTCTCCAGCTGACACGGGATACCAAGGCTGTGGACTTCCTAGATTATCTGTCATTGTATGCCTCATCTATCGTGGCTCAGATGTTCGGAGTTCCAGCACGGCTATTTGACCTCGGTAAGACGGTATCAAATATTGGTACACACAGTATCATTGATAACTCAATGAAGAATAATATTATCCCTATGAGGACACACTTCATTGGTCAATGCTCACGTCTAATTGAGAACGCTGTGGGACTTAATCACCATGAGCAAGATATTACGTTTGCAAGTTATGAGTTCTCTAAGGACTACAACTATAGCAATGACATGACAATTCTTGAAGTTTATGATAGACTTAAGGAAATCGACCCAGAGAAAGCAGACGCTTATCTGGATAAAAACTTAATTATTTAAGGAGATATAAAATGCCTAGAAAGAAAGTTACTGTTGAAGATTTGAACGAAGCTTTTGTGGAAGCTGTTCATGATGATACTCCAATGGCTGTGGCTACTAACTCAGGTAAGGTAGTTAGTGGGGATACACGGAGAGTTGGAGAGGCACGTAAGGTAGACTATGAGCTTGAGTTCTGGTTGCCTGTGCCTGAGGATTTTGACCCAGCAGGTTCTGACTTGGAGCTTGTGATGGGAGGCACAGCTTATGTTCAACGAGTTGAGGCTAAACAGCGATTTATCTCAGCACGTATCGGTAGACGTGTCCGTAACTATGCCTCACGTGTAGCTATTGCCTTTACTAATTTCAAGGAAGATGGCTCTACAGAAGTTTACACAGCGGAAGATTTCTTCAAGCTGTATGAAATTTTTGATGATAATGTCATTGAAGCCTGTGAAAATATTATTGTAGAGGTGCTAGGAGTTTCTACTAACCTCATTCAGTACATCACAGATGAGTCAATGATGGAGAACGTCCTGAAAATTATGCAGAACAATCCCAGCTTTTTTCAGACAAATTAGTTACCTGATTAACTATGGCTGGGCACTAACCTGTGGCATTATTCAAGAGAGAGAGGAGTGGAGAGGGCTTGCATATGATGATGTAATCCCTGTGCCACTCGATGAGATAGATGAACAGGTTCTTGTCTTGACCAAGGAATACAATATCCCTTACTTAACTCTCATGGATGATACAACTTACACAGATATTGGTGTATTATATGCTAAGGTTGCCAACTCTAAGGCTTTTGAGGCTTATAGCCAATATATAAGCCTAGATGAGAAGGGAAGGGCAGACCATGTGAAAGATTATGGAGAGCCTAAGCCTTATGAATATGAGGTAATTACTGCTGAAATGCAGGAACGATATGCGGAACAGCAACAAAATGAGTTGCAAAAGATGTATAAGAGACAAAGGAGTATTTGATGTCTTCAATTATTACAGATGTGTTAGGATTTATTGAGGAAAAACGAGGAGCTATTAAGCCTGAGTATGTTCGTAACGGTAAGCCTGTGTACACACTACGAAACTATGCTGATATGACTGACCTTGACGCTGATGTGTTGCTTAACGGAGGTCAATTTAACTTAGCGGAGAAAGTACCTACATTTGGACGTGGGGGAAACTTGCTTCGCACACCACGCACTTCCTATGCTGTGAACGTAGAGATTGCATTTGATAACCGTGTGAAAATTGAGAAACACACAGACGCTAAAGGTAAGGAGAGTGATGTTTATGTCTTTGTTGTTGACCAACGAGCTCTTATGGACCAATCTTCTGGACATATCTACGCTAACTTCGTTGTTGGCTATATTATAGGTCCAGACGCTAAGGGCAAACCAGAAGTTAAGGGTACTAAGCACATCAAAGAAGATGAGTTTGTGAATGACTATGACCAGACATTTGACCCGTCTTCCATGGAAGAAGTTATGGAGCTTATCAACAAGTACCGCTTACAACATGGTACAGCCAAAGTTATTGAAGAATTGAAATTCAATAAATAGTTAAAATAAAAGTGCAGTGTGCGGTTTGACTTACTGTGCTTTTTTTGATATAACTAGGTAGACAATTATTAAGGAGGACAGACATGGTACGCAAGTATAAAACTACTACTGTTAAGCCAGCTGCACCAAAACTAACTCCCTCAAAGGAAAACAAAATCAAAGTCGCAATCATGAACCTAAAACTTACTGTGGGTTCACAAGAAATGACTTTCAAATCACCTTTGGCTGAGCAAATTTTGGCAAAGGTTAAGCACATTGTTGTTGGACGTGAACAAGTACAGTATTTTGATAAAGCTGACAACAAGTTCAAGTCATTTACTTATTGCTGTGGTGACAAGTATGAAGTTTCCTTCACTACAGAAGAGCGCACTCTTCAAACAACTGAAGTAGACTGCTACAAGTTCCCAATTACTTACGAAGGAGATAAGTAATGAATGAGACAATCGAAGTAGGAATGTCCTATGACGAGTATTTGGCTCAAATTCGTGCTGAACAGTTCGGCTGGGAAGTAGAAGAGATTACATCAATCTCTGATAGTGACCTGACTAAGCCTGCTGTAGAACCAGAAGCCACTGTGGAAGAGGTTCATTATGAAGCACCAGCTGTGGAGGAAACTCCTGCTGTAGAAGAGCCTGCTCCAGTAGAGACACTTCCTGAGGAAGAAGAGGAGTTAGATGAAGTTTAGAGTTTCACGATTTTTGAAGCGTGACTTGGTAGTTCGTGTGAATTTCACAAAGGACGGCTACATTCAGAGTAACCGTAAGTTGTTTGAGTTCTATCCGTCTGGTAAAGCAGATGATGAAGGCTGGTATGAAACTACTGATGAAGTTTTATTGGATAGCCTGAGAGGACTTACTGAGCAGTTACCTTACACGCCAGAGGCAGAAGCAGGTCTTAAAAAAGATGGGGTTTCTTATGAATACGCCTACTGTGCAAGCTGTGGGGGTCACAAAGTTCGTAAACTTGAATACCATCTATTTGAGGTGACTGAATAATGCCAGTTTATTCTAAGATAGCCAAGAAAATCCAGAATGAGATAGACACCTACCTCATGAACAAGGATTTGCTTGATGGCTATATTAACTTGAGTAAGACTGATAAGCACAAAGAGTCATTTTCTGTGAATAAGAACTATGACGGTGAGGACGGATACATGACCCTCTTATCTGAGGGCTCTGTCCTATTCCCTGATGGTTCTATTCGTCTTTATCTTGCTAAAGGAACACTACAGAAGTGGTATGACAGCATTGATGAAGAGTACGAAGGTTATGTAACGGTTGGGCATGTAGATACTAATAGCTTCCCTGTGCGACAAGGCTACTTCCGTAAGGAAGACTTAAGAATTATCACAGACGACAAAGGACGCTCAGATTTACTTGTAAAACCTCATGTGAACACAGAGCTTAGCCAGATTAAGGACCTTATCATTCAAGATGAGCCCTTTGCTATTTCATCTGAGTTTAGCTGGACTTTTAAGGATATTAAGCCTGAGGAAGTCGCTGAGTACACGAAACTGACCAAGTATAATGCACAGTTTACTGACGAACCTGTGCCTATCACTGATAATATACACATTACAGGATTTTCATTTGTAGGAAATCCCGGAAATGCAAAGAGCGGAGGCTATGAGCCCTCTGTGTATTTGAAACAAGAGAAGGAGCTAGAGTTGGATAAAGAAAACACTTTAGATAAAATCCTTGCTTACTTCAATGGAACATCTCAGGAAGAAACTCCTGTGCCAGAAAAGGTAGAGGAAGTTGTAGAAGAACCTAAAGCTGAGGAAGTTAAAGAAGAAGTTGAAGCTAAGGAAGCTGAGCAAGAAGATAAAGTTGCTGAGCAAGAAGTAGAAGTGAAGGAAGAGTCTTTGGATAAGCAAACAGCTGAATTGCTGGAAAACGCTACAAAAGAAATTCTCTCACTTAAAGCTGAGGTTGAAAAACTTAAAGCTGAAAAGGAAGCACTTGAGCAAGAGAAAGCTGAGTCACAGAGCGCTATCAAAGAGCGTATGGAAACACTTTCAGCGTTGCTATCTAAGGCTTCTGTTGAAGCCCCTGTGATTAAAGAACAGGAAGAGAAATTAGAGCAGTCTACAGGTCTGCGTAAACGTTTTGGAGGAAAATAACTAATGGAAAAGTTGACAAGTTTTGACATTGTTCTTAAGGAAGCTATTGACTATCTTTACGATAATTCTAAAGTAGCTCTTGCTAACCTTGAGTCAATGGCACGTGACGCAGGCGCTAACTTTAAGCCACAAGCACCATTCCATAAAGACGGAGAAATTCCTTTCGGTATCTCCCGTGACTGGTCTAAAGCTCAGCCAAGCCTTCGTGAAGTAGGTATGGAAGATGAGCTGGTATCAGACTTGCTTAAACGCTTTGAGCAAGCTAACCTTGGTACTTTGCGTCGAGCTAAAAATGGCGATTGGATTATGGAGTCCCTGACATGGGGTACAGAAGCTCCAGACTTCTCTGGTGATACTGGTGATAGCTGTTGCTTCACTGAGAAGTTCACTATGAAAGCAACTGGTGACGCTACACCTGTTCGCTACCTGTGTTTCAAGGACTGTGAAAACCGTCTTGACCGTATGATGAAGGACAAAGTACACTTCAAGCAAGGTGACTTGATTAACAAGTTCCAGAAGCTTGGAATGAGCTATGCAGAAGCAGAAGCTTTCATGGCTTGGTACACATTTGCGTTTATCGTACAACGCCATATCGTACAAGGATTGCTCTCTTACAAGGGTAATGGCTTACGTCCATTCCATGGTGTAGCTGAAATGATGACCCATCCGGGTATCACTCCTATTGACGCTGCTGGCTCTGTAATCGGTGCTTTCCGTCAAGTAGCTTGCTACCTTGATGTACTCCAATCACAAAATTCTAACTACAAGATTTATGTTCACCCATTGACTTTGCGTGGAATTAAATCAGAAATCAAACCGGGCAAGGACGCTCAACTTCCAGAAGGCTGGGCTGTTTCAGGTGACACTGTGACATTCCGCGGTATCAAGTTTGGTACTTCTTACCACATGCCTTATGACAATGAAGTCAGCATGACTGGTGAAGCTTATGTCCTTGACTTGAACCGTGTAGAAGCCTTGACACAACATGACTTGTTCGTACCTCAAGACTCTATCCGCACTGTGACATCAGAAGATGATACTCAAGCAGGCTGTGAAGTAATCTGTGACAAGTATGAAAACTTTGGTTTGGTATATACCAATTCACCAGTATCTCACTTGTTGATTGCTAACATTCCACTTGACCAACAATGCCCTGCCGTTGTATTTGAACGTATCCAAGGTCTGCTTACAGGTCTTAATCCGTTCCCAATGGCTACTATCAAGGCTGAGGCTTAATTAAAGGAGGTTGGCAATGGCTGATAACAAAGAGCTTCAAATTGAGCTTGTAAAGGTCACTGAGGAGCTAAAGAAACATTGCCAATGCTTCGACTGCAATGATGGTGCAGACATTCAGGAATATGTGGGTAAGTTCCTTCGGGTTCTTGCCCAAATGTTCTGTTGGGTTGATAAAACCTGTGCAACCATACTAAAGACAGCTCGTGAGGAAATCATTGAGCTTGGGAACTATGAAATCTGTGAATGTAAGGCTATATTTGAATTTAAGCCTTATTATTTTAAAGGTTTTGACCCAAGCACAGTAAAGCTGTTTTTACACAAGAGACAAGGGCTTTCTCGTGAAGTAATTGAGCTTGACAGAACTAAGTGGAGTTGGGACAGTATTGATGAGACTATTCTCATTGATATGACCGAACAAATCAACCCTTGTTGTCAATGTGATACTTCATGCCAATGTGAGACTACCTACAAGCTTGTAGCACGGTATGAGTCTGGTTACACAGCTGAAACGTTACCTCTGTGTGTTTATGAGGCTATGTGTCACTTCTTGCAAGTATTCATTGCTTATCAGAACAACTGTGGAAGCTTGGACGATTGCTCTAAGATGGACCGGTTGGCTGTAGGCTCTGTGCTTAAGAGTAAATCTGTGGACTACCTAATTAGGACATGGGACGTTGACACAGCAAGTCTTGAGTATATTTACACTAAGTTAATCAACCGTTGGGCACTACAAAGTTTGAGCATGCTGTCCCTGTGTCAGTATGAGAACACAAGCGTATTTATTGCAGTAGGAAAGGCAAGAAAGCATGAAAGTAAGGTATCTAGGGGAGTACACAAGAGAGGCTAGAAGTTATGGCTGTTCTCGTTGTGGGACTTCTACGACCCATTCATCTAATGAGGTCTATAAAACAGAATACCGTATGTACTATGAAGGACGATTGTTCGTCTTTAGAAAAGGAGAAGCTCAGGAAGTGGCTGATGATATTCAAGGACGCTACCTGCTTAACCTGAAACATAGAGACAAGGACGGAGCTGTTAAGCCTTCCTTTGAGGAGGTAAATGATGGGGCTTCCCAAGAATAATAAAGAAGTAATAGTAATTAAGCAAGGAGGCAAGGTATCACGGTATGATGAAAACAGCCGTAAGATAGATACCTGTGTGTTTGAAGAGGTCGAACATCTTAAGTGTGTAGATTACATGCCAGTAGGTCGGTTTGAAGATGTAGAGACAACTCACAAACTAGAAACTTCCTCCACACTAGCCACTTTCTATTTTTCACTTCATAACCAGCTACACACCTGTGACTTTGACATAAAGCATGGCTATTATGTTATCCAGCGTGTGAGTGTTCGGTGTAATTATAATAACTGCCCTGAGGACGCCGGTGTTGTCTTCTGGAAGGTTGTTGGTATCAAGACTTATGAGGTACTACCCGGTTGCTGGGACGTTAAATTGACGGTACAGCGACTAGCAGGACGTGAGCATGAGCAACTACTCTTTGAGTGCAAGCCTTATGTGAAACAAATGCAATGGATTATTGCTGTAGACCATGACTGACATTTCTAAAATCACAGGTGATGAGCTCCTAAGGGAGTTTGCAGAAGTTGTGTATAATGTTGCTCTTGAGTCTAGGGCAGAGGTATCCAGAGCCACTGGAGCTCTTAGAGAGAGTACCCAGATAAAGCGCACACGAAACGGCTTCTCTGTGTCAGTAAGTGCTGATACGCTAAGGGAGAAGTCGAAGCAAGATAGGTTCTATGCGGCTACATATATGTTAAAGGGATACCCTAAATCAGGGCTACCTCCCTTCAACTATATTGAAAATGCCACAAAGATTATGGGAGGACAGCTCCTTCCCCTCTCTGTGTCAAGTATGTCAGCTAGGCAGCCTAGTGGGCGTAGAGGCTCAGGTATTGGTACAAGCACCGATATAGGTAAAGAAGTGCTAGAGGAATGGATTAGTGCAAACAAAGGTAAGTCAAGGATTATAAGGAGTCTTAGAAGGTGATTAGTAGTATTTATATCAATATAAAGAAATGGTTACAGCTCTACGGCTACGAAGTCTTAGACTACTTTATCCAAGTGGATAATAAGAAAGAAACCGACCCACGAAAACGCTACAGAGAATTTGATGAGCAATTCAATGTTCATGTAGGGACTTCTGAACACTATGAGAATAATCAAGGCTGGGATACTCCCTTCTTGGCGATAGACATTGTGCCAGACCCCCTAAACAAAGGCTGTTTTAAGCGATATATAGTGAACTTCTCTGTGTATTACTCTTCTGTGACCCCTAGTTCAGGGAGACGCTGTATAGAGAATACTCCAGAGGGTAAACTAGAGTATCGTGACGGTGTGTATCAGGCTATATGCGAAATGATATACCACCAAGTTAAGACAACAAGAGGCTTGAAAATGAAGACCTTCGCTGATGATGTAGCTTCTAAAGATGATTGGTACTTACCAATAAAAGTAACCCCTGTGAAATTTGGGGACTTAACAGACTTTAGCAGTGAATTGACAGATGAGGTTGGAATGTTCAGCTTCCCAATAACTTTATCAATTTTTGAATGTTAGGAGAATATAATGGCAAATCGTTTGTCTTCCGCTGATGTAGAGCGTTTCTACATGACACGAAATGAACTGGCTTCTCAAGGTAACTCCCGTTTGGAGCTTGAAGCAATGTCACTTGTTCGTGAATATTTGGCTAACTACCAAGATGAAACACCTAGCACTCCTGTAGCACCTAGCGGTCCTGTGATTGGTCCTACTAATAAAGCTACAGAAGAAGAAGGAAAAGAAAACAAATAAGGAGTTACACTAAATGGCTTATTCATCTACCAATATGTCACACCCTTTGTATGGCTTTAACAAGCAAGATAAGAATGACATTATCACAGTAGGGGTTACTGAGGAAATTCGTCCAAGTGTTCGTTTGAAAGCTAACCGACGTATCGCAGTAGATACAGGTACTGAGGTAGGTTTTGACGCTAACAAAGTTCCTCAAGACCAAATCAACTGTGGACCTATTAAGTGTTTGAACACAGGTACACTGTTTGTAAAACACGCTAACAAGAAAGCGAAAGTTCGCTATCAAATTCGTTCTCACCCAGATAAGTATGCTCTTGGTTTCAATATGATTTACCTGAACTTGCCTAAGGCTGGTACTTACACGCTTCGTGCTAAAGTATCTGATTACGCTGACGCAACTCAGACTAACTCATTTACCTATGCTTACAAGTTCGCTGTGACTGCTCCGGGAGAAGTTCTTCGTACAGTAGACTTTACTGACATTGTATCACTGAATGACACTGCTAATGGTGGTGGTCAAACAGGTACTGGTTGGTATCCAGAGTTCAAGAACGGCAAGCTGACTGGTAAGCCAAGTGCTAAATCAGCAGGTATTACAATTTCTTATGAGGTTGAAGCTTCTGCTGATACTGAACTGGAAGAAACAGCTCAAATCGGTTTCAGCTCAATTTACATTGTAGGTGACCGTTCAGAGCTTCGTAAGTTCTCTAACGTACTGTTGTCTTGCTTGACTTCATTCACACATAATGTCTCTGTGCCAGCTTCTGACGCTCGTTGCTTCGGACGCCAATATGACGCAGAACAGATTGAAGTAACCAAGGAGATTACAGCTACTACTACTTCTGCCAACGATTACTGGTTGAACCCACTTGAAAGTGTGTCTAATCTGGTAACAAGTGGTATTCCTCAGACTGATACCTATGTGGTTGATGAGGTTACTGTAGACGGCAAGAAGTACGGGGAGATTTACCTCCCAGACTTGTACTTTGGTGACTGTAACACAATCATCATCTCACTTGACCGCTGTGAGTCTACTTACCTCTCAATGCTTCCTGTGTCACCTGGTGTAAGCCTTCGTGCTGATGAGTTTATCGTCATTACTGACCAAAAACTTGCAACACCTCGTGGAACAGTCCTTGTGAGTGAAGACTACATCGGTGAAGAAGTCCTTGTGACTTACAACGCTGAGCGTGAAGTTGAGCTGATTGTAGCAAATGACAAACGTCTTGACAAGACACACTTCCGTGTGACTCAACACGTTAAGGATACTAAAGGTAATGACCGCTACTACGTATTTAACAATGTTCTTATCACAGAGAACTCTCGTGAATACGGTACAGATAGTGAAGTTACTCTGTCCTTGACACTGACAATCTCACGGGACGATAATGGCAATTTCTACGAAGTTCGTAAGGACAGTGGAGACTTAGCCTAATAATTAGAAGGAGAAGTTATGGTAGTTCGTACTATCGGAGTTAATATTACAGGAGCAGAAGACGTACAGCGTGTTCAGTCGCTCCTTAATGGACTAAAGAAACAGGTAGGCGAAGTCAATAACCTCCTCAAAAAGGAACTAGGGGCAGGCAATAAGTCTGCCTCTTTTAAGGTTAATATAGGGTTCTCTACAGCACAGTTTCAACGTGAATGGAGTGCATTTAAGAAGAGAGTAGCGCCTACACTAGAGGTGAAGGTAAAGCTCACTGGAGATAAAGGTAATGGCACTGACCCCTTAGAGAATATGAATGATGGGGCTAGACGCTTTATGTCTAACTCTCAATCTCTAAGGACTCAGCTTAACACCATCGGAGGAGCTCTTGACGGGCTCTCTAGCAAGACTTTAACGCTTGGTAAGGCTCTTGGGGCTCTGGCTATCGGAAAGGTGCTAGGAGGCAATCTACGCTTCTCTACGGGTATCTTTGGCTCTATGCTTAAAGAGATTAACACAGTGAGGAATGTTTTACAGAAAGGCTTTACAATCGGCAAGATTGTGACTGCACCAGCTGTGAAAACTCTTACTGCTCTTGGTAGTCTAGGAAAAAGAGTCGGCATGACCTTTGTGAGCCACTTTAACTCAGCGCTGTCTAACCTTGGACGTGGGGTTATTCACATGAATAGCTTCCAGAACATCTTCAACCGTATCGGTCAGACGATTAACCAAGGTGTACGGAGTATCGTACAGCAGACCAAAGAGCTTGGTGACGCAATGGTTACCTATGAGACACAGATGGCTTCATTTGGACAAGACCGTTCCACTACAGAGGCTGTGGCTCAGGAAATCTCTAGGTATGGAGCGGCGACTGCCTATAACGGGGCTGACTTGCTTCGTAATACTGGTTACTTTACAGCCCTTGGTGTACAAGACCCTGTGAAGTTGACTAAGGCGATTGCTGGTCTGGTTGCTACAAATAAAAACCCTATTGATGACTTTGCAGGGGTAGCTAAACAGCTTACTGACGCATTACAGGCAGGTAAGTTGAACTGGCAAGATTTCCGTATCATTCAGTACCGTCAGTCCCCTGTGGCAACACGTCTGATTGATGAGGAGCTTGCTAAACGTGGCTACCTACAAGATGATAAGGGCAACCCTGTGAATAAGCAGACAGCTATCCGTAAGGGGTACTTGTCTCTTGAGAAATACTTGGAAGTCCTTACAGAAGTAGGTAATAGTGACGCACTGCAATCACTTACAAACACTATTAAGACACCTAAGCTTGCTTGGGATAACTTGCTTGAAAATATCGGTTTGAAGGCTAGTGGTGCTGTAGGAGCAGAAGGTCCTTTGAAAGGACTCTATGATAGTATCGTTGACTTTATCAAGGATATTACTGCTCTTGTAGAGAAGTCAGACCCTGTGTGGCAGTATGTAGGTGAGAAATCACAGAAAGCTGTTGCAGGTATCCGTGGCTACTTCTCTGAATGGAATAAAGCTTTCTCTGAGCAACTTAAGGGAAGCCTTCCTACATTCCTTAACGGAGTTGAGGGAGGATTTTCTGGAGGTAGAGTAGCTCAAGGACTAAATGAGATTACACAGGCTTTACTGGCTATGGGCAATGCAACTACTTCACAGAACCTCGGTAGAGGACTTTCTGAGGTAGCTTACCAGTATGAGCGCCTTGTGGCTAAGTTTATCTCCCTAGGACAAGTAATGCTTGATAATGGAGCTCTTGATACAGTGGCTAACTTTATTGCCCTCTATGGCGATATGGTAAGTCAGGTAACTAACAGCTCTGTGATTAAGAATAGCCTGACCTTTATTAACTTTATCATTGATGAGGTTAAGAAGACTGTCAATAATGGAGCACTTGTGAATGGAGCTGATAGAGCCTTTACAGGACTATTGGACTTCTATACACAGCTTGTGTCCTTGGCTAGTCTGTTTATCAATGATACACCTATTGTAAGTAAAGGACTAGAATATGCTGGTCAGGTACTTACAGCCATGGCTACAGCAGTATCTTCTGTGAAAGACCTAGCTAATAATATGCTCAATGGAGGAGCTTCTGGCAACTTCAAGAAGGGGCTTGAGTTAGGTTTCCAACAAGGGGTAAGTGGTTATGGAGAAGACCCTAGAGGTCTTGGACGTACAATCCTGTTTATTCAGAAAGTCAGAAAGTTCTTTGAAGACTTGATGAAGGAGTACAATAAGCTCTTTAACACCTTCCAGTATGCTAACCAAGTAGGGGCTGAAAAGTACGGAGTCAAGATTGGTAACTTCATTGGTGAAGTGGCTAATATCTTTGGTAAGATTATTGAGTGGTTTGAGACAAAGATTAAACAGCTTAATGGTCGGATTAACTTCAATACTATTAAGACCCTTGTGGAAGAAGTAGGTAAAATGTGGCTCTCTGTGGTCAACATGCTTACGGACACGGTTACTAAGTCTATTGGCTCTTTACCTAAAGGACGGCTAGAGCAAGGCATGAAGAACTTCTCTTCTGTGTTCCAGAATTTGCAGAAGTCGCTACAGCCTATCTATCAGGAACTTCTCACAGGGGCTATTAAGAGTATCACAGGGAATACTGGTAAGAAGCTGTTTCAGGCAATGGCTGACTTTGTGAAAGCCGTTGTGTCCATGATTAGGGATATTCTTAAGTACATTGGGCATGGTTCTGTAGAAAGCGGATTTAATTCAATCCTAAAATTCTTTACTAATATTCTCAACTTTATGACTGAGATTGCTAAGTTCATGGGACAATATCCGGGACTTACTACAAGCCTGATAGGTCTTGTGACTATCTTTGGTGTGATAGGTAAAGTGTTAGGTTCAGCAGCGAAAATGGTTTCTGTTGCTAATGCACTTGGATTAGGCAACCTAGCTTCTGGAGCTGGGGGTATTGCTGGAGGAGGACTTTTAAGTACGACTCCTATAACCTCACTTCTTGCAAATTCAGAAGGAAATGCTTTACAGCAGTTACTTGCTAGAGCTGGTACTCCTGCCCTCAATAGTGCTGGGCTAAAGGTTGGTGCATTCGGAGCTTCTCCTATAGGGGCTATTGCTTCCTTAGTTGCTCAAATGATTGCAGACCCTGTGCAAAGAGCTATTGGAGGTCATGGAGGAGCTACAGTAGGAGGGGCACTTAAGACAGCAGGAGCTGGGCTTGGCTTAGCTGGAGCAACCTTCACAGGAGCTTCTCTAGGTACAGCTGTGTTCCCCGGAATTGGTACTGCTATTGGTGCTTTATTAGGTGCTATTGCCAGTCTACTACTTGGAGGAGGTAAGAACCTCATGGACGGTATTGAGGGACTCCTTACTGGATATAATGACGAGTACCGTAAACAGGCGGCGGAAAACGCTAAGTCTATTAGAGAGAACGCAGAGGCTGTGTCAAGAGCACAGGCTGATGAGCATACTACAAGAGACATCTTAGGCTCTAAGGTAACTCTTGGAGGATACCTGCAAAATGTAACAGATATGCAGAAGAAAGTGTTTGGTAAGCTTCAACAGAACTTTACAGACGCTACTGCATACATGCAGAACTCTATGCAACTTCTTGAGCAAGCAGGGGCTACAGACTCTGCTACAATGAGACAAACACTCTTTGACCTTGGATACAATGCACAGAAGCCTCTTAAGGACATGCAGGGCACTTATGTTCGTATAGGTGAGGAATTGATGTCTTGGGAGCAATTAAAGGCTCAGAATGGCTTATATGGCTCTGAGGGAGACGAAATCTTGTCTGCATTGCTTAACCAAGTAGCTATTGCTCAAGGAAGACAATTCACAGATATTGTTGATGAGCAAGGAAACCTGATTACTCAGATGGACGCTTATCGTCAAGGTGCTCAAAACCTCACAGAGGAAAAGAGACGAGAGCTTCAACAGAAACTCATTGACGCTGGTGTGTCTCGTGACCAAGTCCTACAACTTCCTGACAAAGCCCTTGAGTTCCTTGTGAGTCAGTATGATACTTACACCAATACAATGGACGCTGAGAAGAAGAAGGCGGAAGATGAGGAGAAGGAGAGCAAACATAAGGGAGACTTGAGTGACGCTTGGACTCGGATAAAGAATGGTGTAACCGCTGTGTGGGAATGGGTTACCGGTATGTTCAATGGAATTGGGGAGTGGATTGCAGGGGCTCTTGCAGGACTTACTGGAGGAGACTCTGATAAAGCCAAGAAGGAGTATAAAAAGAATAAGAAGAAAATACCTTCTGGGGGTACACTTCTATTCTCTACTGGAGGATTTGTCAACTACCTTGCACAAGGAGGAAGTCCTCTACTTGGAGGAATTTTCCAACCTAGAGGTACTGACACTATACCTGCAATGCTTACTCCAGGTGAGTATGTACTCCGTAAGAGAGCTGTGGATAGCCTAGGAACTAACTTCCTAGATAATCTAAACCGCTTCGGTATTGGAGCTCTTGGAGGTAACAGGACAACTACAGTAGTGAATAACTACTATAACAACAATGCAAGTGTTAATCAGAATATTGATAACAAGTCCAACTACCTGAACGGTATGTACGGACTGGATAGATTGATGAGGTATGTTTAATGGGATATAGAGGCGAAAATGTAAATAAGCCTAGACGATATATTCAGTATAACGACCTTGTGTTCACAGGGACACGAAGCATACAAGAGCAAGCTGAGAGTGTAGCCTTTAGAGTTAATTCAACTCCAAGGGCTTTCACCCATGGCGCTTTTGTGGGTAATAGAGGTGATGAGCTACTTGTAGATACTCACACTATTAGCTTCAAGATGGCTCTGAAAACAAATACATGGAGTGATGAGAATATCCGTGTGCATTATGACTTCATAGTCCATCAGCTCACAAGAAAGGGCAAGCTATGGGCTGTTGATAGTGGAAACCAGCTTATCTGGTGTCATGCCTACTGTACTAGTATGCAACAGCAGAAGGAATGGACTCTTACTGACAACGGCTACCTTGTGTTACAAGTTGAGTTTAATAATGCAGAAGGCGTTTGGCACAAGGCTAGTGAGCATAAGACTTACTTTGATAGGTTCGACCTGTGTAGCTTTACTCAGATGAAAGCAGATTGTCTTAAATCACGTTGCTGTGATGATAGTCAGCCTTGCTCAGAGTGTGAGTGCTGTAATGATAACTGCTCAGCTATGAAAGACATGGTTGACTACTGCTCAGCTGTTCAGGACATAGACTTCAATGATGAGTTCTTTGACCTCTGTGACAGTAAGTGGAGAGTAGTTCATAACTGCCAAAAGGCTAGGATTGATGGTAAGACATTGCCAGAGCTCTATGCACATGCCCTCTGTGACCTCTGTGTAAATGGAGAGCTTCACAAGACGTTTCAGGCTGATACAGTGCTGGATAGCACTCAGTGGAGAGTAGGGCTGTTTGGTCATTTCAAAGACCCTATTATCACAGTAAACAATACCAATATCAAGGTAAAAGGTGAGTACAACGGGGTTCTTACACTTGACCAAAGAGGAAATGTACGGTATGCTAGTAGTTGGGAATGTCTTGAGTATGACTACAAGGTTGTCAAGCTAGATAACTTGTCTTACTGTGAAGGGCCATTCAGAATTATTAAAGGCAGAAATACCATAAATGTATATGGTGTATTATCAAGCACAGCCTGTGCTTATGTAGATTACGAAAGGCTTACACTATGATAGGGAAAATTATAAATGGAGGAGACGGTTCAAGAGACCAGCTATTATTGCCTGAGGATTTCTTAGGTGACTTTGCGCTAGACTTTAACTTAATGGAAGTTCCGTCAATTCCGATTACTATCCCTTCTAAGTATGCTAAGCTATTGACTGGAACAACTCAAATTAGCCTGTCTAGTGATGATTGGAACTTCCTAGGCACTGTGTATGAGAAGAGGACAAATCATAAATCAGGTACTTGTACTGTGAGCCTCACCCATATAGTAGGACTTCTTGACAAGAAAAACCTCCCGACTAATGTTACCTTTAAAGATAGCACAGTTCAGGAGGTTGTTAAGAAGGTTAAGGAATACTGGAAGGACGCTAAGAATGACCTAGTAAACCTTATGAAATTTGAGTTTGTAGACAAAGTTGAACGCAAGATAGAGTATGAGTTTTCACAAGAAACGGTCTTACAGTTCCTTACGAAGCTCTGTGAGAAGACACAGGATATGCAATGGCGCATAGATAAGAAAGACCCCTTCAAGGTAACGTTCTCAGCCATGGGGGCTAAGAAGGAGGTCATGATTTCTCCTGAAACCTATCTGATTGACCTTGGAGAAGTTCAGGAAAGCTTCCAAGGAGTAATGAACGCTGCTGTGGTACGTTCAGATAAGGCAGACGCAGGAGCAAGTTCCTTGACTCTTCGAGACATATTCCATGACAAGAAACTCATGATTGAGGGCTTTCCTGTGATTAAGACAGACAGGCCTGTAAACTCACAGAGACACTTTGACTACCCACCACTCCCTGTGTTCGCTACTGATATGTCAGAAGATGAGTATGCTATCCTAGATGAGGAAGGAATTGCCCTCGAAGCAGGAGAACTCTATTGGGGTAGCATTACTACTAATGACACACAGGCGATAGCTGGTGAGAATAAGGAAGTGTCTGATGAGGACCGTATTAAAGCCACTGTGCAAATGTATAAGTCAGCTATTAGGAAGATGAGAGCTTCAAGGAGGAAGGTTATATACCCTGTGACTACTTCACCTCTGCCAGCAGGGGTTCAGGTAGGAGACAAAGTAAAATTCATCTTGGGAGTAGACCTTGTGGAGCTAACACCTTGCAGTAAATACTATACTAAAGTGCTCAGAGCAAATGACTGGTTTTATGTAAACAAAATGAGCTATCAGTACACAGCAGGCAACTCCCTTGTGATGAGCCTAGAGCTTAGCAAGTTCCTTGCTGTGGATAGAGAGGTGACTTAATGGACGCTGTTACTAGGTTAGTAAACACAGTAAGAGATACTAGAGAGAGGGTTACACAATCAAGCCGACAAAGGCGTGGAGGTGTAACTGACCTCTTTGGTGTTGACTATGTAGACACAATACGAAACACAGAGGAAATGGTTGGTGATAAGAAGAAAGAAGCCAACTACCATCTTACTGTGTCAGGGGATTTAGATAGATTTCAGCGCTGGTTTCTTAAGGTTATTGTTACAAATAACAAAGGGGATAATTCAGAGCAGGAACAAGAGGGTGTTCGCCCTATGTCTGATGTCCACTTAGAAGTGTTTGCACATAACGCAACTACAGGACATAGTGAGACGATTGACCTGACACCATTTCTAAAGGCTATATGGAAATGTAACTGGATTGCAGACGCTAAAGGTGGAGAGGGTATCTTTCCTAATGGTAATCCCATGGAGGGCTATGACCTAATGAAAGTTGCATGGTATCTCAATGATAAGCAGAGAGAAGCCTTGTATAGCCCCGGAGAAAAGATATTCTCTGTGAAAGCACTAGGAGACGCAACAGTGACATTGCGCCTTTATTTGAAATTTAGTCACATAAACTAATATGTACGATTTTAAGGATTTATATAATAAACACAAACACTACACAGAGAGGTTAGACCGGCTAAAGGTGAAGCAATTCAAGGTGGAACAGCACCTAGAGGCTCACCCACAGGACTATACCGCTGTGATTGATAACATGAAGTTAAAGAGTGAGATATACAGGGAAGAGAAGAGAGTACAGCAGGTACTTATGATGATGGAGGTTGTCTTTGAGTAGACTAGAATACCTATACCTAATCAGGACTACTATCCAGAAGCTAATGCTAAGTCTAATAGAAGACAGGGATTTATTTTTAGCAGGACATATTTTAGAGAAGGGTTGCTATGACAGTTTAGTCTTCTTGAATTATGATGTTAAAAAGTCAGTAGCCATAAGTATATGCAATAATAACAGTGTTATTTATTGTCCTGTTGATGACTATTCAATAGCTGAATACGGCTATTTATACTTCCCAACTACGGAACTTTTTGCTTTGTGTGAAAGTTTACTGAAAGACAATAATGGTGTATAATTATGGTTAGGAATTGCTACGATATATGCAAAGATAAACTTGGAGAGCATTACGATTTTGATGGTTCTGGGGGAGGTCCAGGTGGGAACTGGCAATGCCTTACAGAAGACCACTACGTTACAACTAGTGATAACAGGTATGTTTCCGTAGCAGATTTATCTGTTGGGGACAAGTTATCTACAGGTAATGTTGTAGTAGAAAATTCTCCTAAGAAATCTGATGTGTACTGGTTACGGACTACTCAGGGGTACTTTTCTGTAACGAAAGACCATAGAGTGTTCTTGAAATCTGGTGGTTACAAGTTAGTAACTGAACTTACTGAGGAAGATGAACTTATAGTTGACTTATCTAGTAACGAGGAGTCACTATTTAATCTAACTCCTGATGAGTGGAGGTTCTTTGGTTTTTGGTTGGGTGATGGTCACTGTGACTATAGGTATGAGAATACTAAATCTCCTGTAGTCAAGGTTACTCTTGGTACTAAGAAAAAAGAGGGTTATATTCTCAACTTAGACCTTGAGCTAAATCACTATATCCATACTAATAAGGTAACTCCTATTGTATCCTTAGTAAATAGGAAACACAGGGAGCTTAATAAGCTTATACATATGTGTAGGGGTAAATATATTTCAGATATGTTTACTGCTGAGGAATACAGTTACATTATTGAGGGGTATTGCCAAGCAGATGGTTACGTTGTTGATAATTCTTGCACGATAACCTCTATAGATAAGAGATTACTTACTGTAATCCAGCATGGTTGTCATGTGAATGGTTGGAGTGCCTCACTATCTAAGAGAATGGATAGAGAAGTTACAAACTTCTGTGATAACCCTAAACCCATCTGGAGGCTACGGATTGTAAAAGGTAACAAGCCTGTGTCAATGTTTAAGTCCCTTACCTACAAAGGTAAAGAGACTATATGGGTATTGAATACTACAGGTGACCATAGTTACTTTGCCGATAATCAGCTACATCACAACTGTTATGACCTCGCTAACTACGTTGCCAGCTTCTTTGGAACTCGGCTTGTAGGACCAGTCGCCGCCACTATCGTATATGATAATCCTCAGCTTTACAGACTTGCTCTTGTTAAGGCCTATGATGGTCAGCTAGAGACTGGAGATATGATTATCTTCGGACCTGTGGCTTATAACTCAGCAGGACACGTAGCCTTTTATGGTCACGGTGACCAAACAAGCGCTACCTGTATAGACCAAAATCACCCTGCATGGAATCCTGTAACTGAGCATACTTTTAACTTGTTACCGTTGAACCCTACACATATTGTAAGGTTCTATAATCAAGAAGGGTACTCAGCAGGAGGACAGTCTTCTGGTAATCAGCCGGGAACTATTTCTGGTAATGATACCACTAAGACTAAATCCAGAACTTATCAATTCTGGGAGGTCACCTGTGATGAGACTGAGGTACTTAAGGAGAAAGACGGAGAGTTTATTGAAAAGACTTTCCAATGTTCCAAGTACACAGGGCTGGAAGATGGTGACTGGATAAAGATTGACCGATGGGACGGCTCAGCCGGTTATATTCGTAAATCCTGTGCTAAACGCAGAGAAGACCTTGACATAGTGGTAACTACAAAGAAAGACGCTTCTGTGACTAATGATTTACCTTCGGGTACTGCTAATTATGATGGTGGAGACATTTCCTATGGAGGCTATGTACTTGCCAAGGATAAGATAAGTGCAATGGCTTCCGCCTGTGCCAAGTATGGTATTTGGCTTCCCGGATTTATCTGTCAGACCTATCTGGAAACTAACTGGGGACAATCTCCCGGAGCTTCCTATGCAGGTCCTGAGAATAACTGGGGAGGACTTACTTGGACTGGAAACCCTCAGCGTGAGTCTGGTGTAGTAGTATCGCAGGGAGCTCCACGTGCAGAAGGCGGTTACTATATGAAGTTTGCAAGTCTCAAAGATTACTTTGAAGACCACTGTAACCTCATTTCAGACCGTATTGGAGGAGCAGACGCATTATATCACGCAAACAACAAATATGATATTGAAAGCTTCACAAGAGGACTATTCAGACCTGTGGCTAAGTATGATTATGCTGCTGTCGGTCTAGGAGCTTATATAGCTCAAATGAGTAGTATCTACAATGGAATGAAGCCTCAGCTTGATGAAGTGATGGGACACATTAAGGAAGGTGAGCCTTTGCCTACTGCCCCTGCTGTGACTAAACCCACACTACCAAAATTTGAGCTTCCAAAACCTAAGCTACCACCGCTTAAGACAGGAAATAAAGCAACGGACAGAAGAGCTCGTTGGACATAAGGAGGAAACATGGCGTATAAGCTACCAAAAGAAGACCAGCTGTGTGGAGTTGTTTATAACACATACACAGGTTACAAGCCTATCCCCAAGGCTACTTGCCCTGCTAATTCAGGAGGGTGTGGGGATAATATTAAAGTAGTTCTCAACTGTGGTAAAGAACCTAAGCAGAATGCATTACCTGAGTATTACACAGATGGCACTATCCGTGCTTATGTGCAAGAAAAGGCAGGACATAATGACCACCCTGTGCATTTCAAGAGTGATACGCCAATGGCTAATCCTCTCGTGATTGACCCTAAACAGTTCACACGAAGTGATGACCAGCCGGGTAACCTTTACAAAGATTTTATTCAGGCAAATGGATACACCCATGTGAAAGCTGGTGGAGGTCAGTTTACTCAGCTTAACTCAGATGGCACATTCTCTGAACCTTATGAGTCAGTTGATAATAAACTAGCTATTTTACACTTTGGGAAGATTGATTAAGGAGTAGGTAATGTCAGATAAAATTGTAAATGTATATGTAGGAGAATGTTTCCAAGAGGGAGGACAAGTAGGCGGAGACGGTAAGACCTATGGACTCTCACTCTCTGGTAATAAATTAAAGCTTGTAGAGAACGGACAACAAAGTGAAGTTGACTTGCCAGCAGGTGGTGGAGGTAGTGGGGTTGCTAATTATGATGTAGAAGCATTTAATATGCTAATGTATATGCTTGCAAAGGCTAAGTACAATCCTGATAAGATATATTCCTCACCAGCAGGTCAATATACCGCAACCTTAGCTGGGGACGGTTCTATTGATGACCCATATTATATAAACTTTGTCTTTATAGATAAAGATTTAGCAAGAGATAGGCTGTTTATTGGTGATGTATACAATCATAAAACAGAATTTCTCAAAGAAAGTGCTGACTTTAAATCCATGATGTCCTATCCTATGAATTTTGTTTATGGAGATACTCTTGTGCCATATGACAAGACTAATAAATCATTTGATGTTTCAAAACTTCCTAAAGACTTAAGGGCTTATAAGCTAAAAGCTGTATATGCAGGGTAAGAGGTAATCAATGAACAACCACTGGATTGACAGTATTCTTAGTAGACAGGAAGTGATAACCTCTGTGACCCTAGTAATCACAACGTTATGTACCTTCCTTGTGACTAAGCTAACACAGAAGACTAAAGAGGCAGAAGCCCATCAAGAGGCTCAGGAGGAAATGGCTAGAAGCAATAAGCGCTCAGCCCTTAGAAATGAATACCTTCAAATCTATAACTCAACTGAGTTCTCTTGGGAACAGAAGTACCACTTAACTCGTGAGATTATCACATCATACTACGCTCTTAATGGAAATCACTACATTCATGAGCTAGATGAAAGACTTTACTATAAGAAAGAGGAAGAAGTAAATGAACCTAACGAATAAACAATATGACATTGCTAAACGTATTATCACAGTAGTTATCCCAGCGTTTATTACGTTGCTAACTGCGCTAGGAGGTATCTATAAATTTGACCCATCTGTTGCTATTGGTACTATTTCCGCTATCACTGTGTTTGCAGGTGTGGTTCTTGGTATCTCAAGTAATAACTATGCGAAAAATCAGGAAGAAACAGAAACAAAACAAGGAGAACAGTAATGGCGATTAGTTACCAAGACTTTAAGAACAAAACGCTTGGTAATGGCTATGATGTAGACGGTTGGTTCCAATTTCAGTGCTGGGATTTCTATGCACAGTTCTGTATAGAAAACGGAGTTCCTTATGCTAACTGCACTGTGTCAGGATTTGTAAAGGACCTGTGGGAACAACGCCACAGTAATGGTATTCTGAATTACTTTGATGAAGTAAGTATCCTACAGCCGGGTGACCTTGTAATATTCAGAGAGCACCCTTGGACTCCTTACTCCCATGTGGCTATCTTTGACAGTGACATTGACGGTGTGTATGGAATGTTCCTAGGACAAAACCAAGGACCTGATAGTAGCCTAGATAGAGGAGGCGTTGCTTCTCTTGTGAGACTTCCTTATGAAGCTACTTTTGATACAGCTTTCCGTCTTAAACCGGGAGTTGGTACTCAGGCTAACCAAGCGACACAGACAAGCTCTGGCGGTGGACGAGGCTTTGTAAATGGAGCTCCTGGACTTAAGAAGGACGAATACTTCTTAGATGTATCAGCCTACCAATCAGCAGACCTCACAGCTATTACACAGCAAGCAGGTACTAACAAGACAATCATTAAGGTCAGTGAGCATACTACCTACCTGTCAGAAGTTAGACAAGCTCAGGCTGACACCTCTGTGCCTATTGGTTATTACCACTTTGCACGATTTGGAGGTGATGTAGGACAAGCTCTTGCAGAAGCTAACTTCTTCCTGAGCAACCTACCTAGCAAGCCTGTGAATTATCTGGTCTGTGACTATGAGGATAATGCTAGTGGAGACATAGAAGCCAATACACAGGCAATCTTAGCCTTCATGGACGCATGTGCTGGTAAGGGCTATCAGCCTATCTATTACTCATACAAGCCATATACTTTAGCAAACGTAAACTATAGAGCCATCTTGGCTAAATACCCTAACTCCCTGTGGATTGCAGCGTATCCTAACTATGAGGTAACTCCTACCCCTGTGTGGGAAGTGTATCCTACTATGGAAGGTATCCGCTGGTGGCAGTTCACTAGTACAGGTATTGCTGGTGGCTTAGATAAAAACATTGCTATTCTTAGTGATGATATTGCAAACAACCAATTTGAAGAAGAGGAAGACGAAATGACAAACTATGTAATCCGAAGCAATTCAGGTAAGCAGGGCTACCTTGCTATTACTAATGGAATTGTTTGGGGAATTGGAGACATTAAGACAGTAGGTGAGCTTCAAAATGCTAAGCATGTGCACCTCAACCTACCAGACGGAGACT